CCCCACGGTTGCTGAGACCGACTGGATCATTCCCGGCAACATCTCTGCTTTGCGAGCGATCATACAGTCACTCCTCTTTGAGGATGCTTCCGACATGGACGCTGCCGACGCCTCATTTGCCAGAGCCATCAGTTTCCTCAACGACGAGGCCAAGACTTTCCGTGGAGGCGGTCGCGCCACTCTCAACACCAACCCGACTCCGTGGACAGCCACACTGAGCCAAAACGTGACCTGACATGGCAGACGCACTCACCAGATTTGGTCTCTCCCGCCGCCCCGCCAGCGAGTTGTTCGGAGAAGCCCCACGTCCGAAGCGCTCCTTCGCGTTCGACATGCTTGGCACTCCAGATGTGTCTGCTCCGGGGTGGGGCATGGCTGCCCGTCGCGGTGTGGAAGAGCATCAAGCAGCCCTCGACGAGGAAGCGGCTATCGCGGAAGAACGGGCGTCACTGGAAGACAGGCGCATGGCTGCCGAGCGGCAGCGCGAAGCCGAGAGAGTGGCAGACAAGTTCACGACCATCCGCAATCCGAGCGCCCGTGAGAAGTTCTTCGACGAGAACGAAGCCGCCATGTCTGGGTCGAAGCGTTACAACCAACTCGCCGAAATCCGTCAGCGCCAACCGAGCTTCGCCGACAACGTCCTTGCCAAAAACCTCGCCAACAAGATCGACGACCCCGATGAGCGGAACGTGTTTCTTGGGGCGGTGGCAAAAGGGGCGGGCACGCTTGCCGCTCGTGAGGAGGCGGACCGTTTTAGGATTCGCCGCCAACAGGCAGCACGTCTTGGTGAGGCTGGCTACAGCCCCGACGAGGCAGACGAGATTCTGGCGAAGGGGGTCGATGAGGCCCGCGTCAACTATGCCATCGCGCAGCGGAAGAACGAATCGTCGTTCTCGAAAGACCCACAAGCCCGAGCATTGGAAAGTTACTACCGCGTCGTGAAAGACCGTGCCCGAGCGGAGGAAAACAGGAACGGCAGCGTTTCTGATGAGACAGAGGCAGAGATTCTCCGCGTTTCGTCCCTGCTTGGAAGCAAGTACAAGATGATCGCCGAGCCTCCTGTTGCGGGCGCTCCGGCAGCCGCCACAGGGTCAGAAACGCCAGAGCAAAAGTTGAGAAAGAAATACAACATCGAATAATCCCATGGCTACCAGCACTGTCACTGATTGGGATGAAATCGAAGCAGACCCAGACTTCTCTTCACTGCCGAAAGAGAGCCGCGCAAAACTGTTCGACGACTGGGAGAAGAAGTTCAGTAGGACTTTGTTGGAAGGTGCCGACCTCGACAAGGTCAAGCCCGAAGGGTTGAACCGCCTCGCCGCTACTAACGCTATCCGCCGCCGCAAACTGTCTGGTGAAGATGTGAGCGACCCCAACACCGCAGTGAAATCGTGGAGTGAGCAAAAGCAGGCGGAAGCCAAGCTCGCCCAGCAAACGCTCAAAGATTACGCCGAGGTCGAGGACAAGAAGTTTCGTTTGCGTGATGCGCAAATAATGCCCGGCGTGGATGAGTTTGGCCAGGCATCTCCAGAGTGGGACAGGGGCGTGCAAGAGGCTTCCAAAAACCTCAAAGCCGCAGAGTCCAAGTTTACGCCTGAAGCCAGAGCACAGGCACAGGCTGCGAGCGAAGCCCTTAAAGGGAAGCGCAAGATCGCGACGTTGAACGGCAACATCTACACCGACCCCGCGCTGGTGCTCAACAAGGAGGAGTTTCGTCAGCAGGTGCTCGACAGCGATGCGCCCCCCGAAGCCAAGGCGTTGAAGTTGGCCTCGTTTCAGAACGAGAAGAAACGGTACTTGGACGAAGCGATCAACACGCTCACCAAAGGCGATCCGCAGATTCCTCTCGCAGAGTCGTTCCCCAAGTTCCTCGAATCCAAAGGGTTCAATCTTGATCAGGAGATGGCGAAACAGTCCGAAGGAAAACTAGACTACTCTCCCATCCAGAAGCAGCGCGAACTTGCGCAGGAGTACCTGACCAAGATGCAGGACCGTGGTTGGTTCCGCAAGATCGGCAGCGCCATCTCCACAGGTGTTGCAACCGGCATGCTCGACATCGGCACGCAAGCGGTTGGCACGGCGGCTATGCTGACCGGCGACGAGGAAACCTCGAAGGTAGCCGCAGAACTTTCACGCGCAAGCGGCGACATCGGCGCGGCACAAGGGCTTGAAGGTGACATGCAGGCCACGGGCGGCACGTTCGCCGGAGGACTCGCACGCCTCGGCACCAACATGGCTCCCATGCTGCTTCCTGGTGGCGCTGTCGGAGGGATTGCCCGGATGGCCGGTGCAGGTGCCGGAGCAGCTACCGCCGCAGCCGTGGGTGCCTCCGCACTTACCGCTGGAGCACAGACCGCAGGCTCGCAGTTTGGCGAAGTATATGACCATCTCAGGCAGCAGGGCAAGACGCATGAGCAGGCGTTCGGCGTGTCACGCAATGCGGCGGTGCTTTCCGGTGCCGTGACGACCGCGCTTACCGCTTTGGGTGGTGCCACAGGTGTTGAATCTCTGCTGCGGCAGGGCGGCAAAGACTTGGTCAAGAGCCGACTCGTGGCCGCGATGAAAGCGGTGCCGGGTGGGGCGGCTGCTGAAATTGCTGAAGAACTCCCCGACGAGTATGTCAGCCAGTTGGTGTCTGCCTTCGCTAAAGACCCGAACGCTTCGCCGAGCCAAGTCACTGACGAGTTCGCCGCCAACGCGCCAGACCTGATCCTGCAAATCGCCGCCCTCGGTGGCGCTGGCTCTGGAGTAAGCAGGTTCAAGGAGACGACCACCGACCCAACCAAAGCAGGGCAACCTACCCCCGACACCGACTTTGCCCAGCGTGCCGCGATGGAGGGTGCCACGGAATACCGTGCTCCCGAAGAAGCGGCTGCCCGTGCGGACATGCGTGCCGCTGCCGAGGAGGAGGTCAAGAAGGGCATCCCCGTCGAAGTGGAAGGCGTCACCATCGCCACCATCCCCCCGGAGTCGGACATGACGCCGGAAGACGTGCTCGACTTTGCCAACAGTCCCGAGGACATGGCAATGCTGGCTCGTAACAAGATAATCACGTTGCCCGAGGTGGTCGCTCCAATCGAGGGTGTTGATCCTGCGATCACCGAGGAGATGAACGCTCGGTTTGCGACAGGCAAAGCAACCGGCTTGGCAGACCAAACCATAGTTGCCTTGGAGTCCGCACAGGAAAAAGCGTCCCGCGATGAAGAAACCCGCTTAGAGCAGATGAAAGCGCAGGAGGAATTTGCGGCTGCAAAAGAGACCGAGGCTCGTCGCCAAGCTGCTGAGACCCTCGGCGTCACACCGCCCCCAGCCCCGACGCTGGAAACCCCCGAAGGCGCGGCACGCAACGCCGACATGCTCCGTCAAGCTGCCGCCCGTGCGGCAGGCACCGAGCGTGGTCCGCGCATCGGCTTTCTCCAACCATCCCCAGCCGTTACCACTGCAACAGAAACCCCCAGCAGCACGGCTAATGCTGCTGGGGGTAGCCAGGGTGTTCAGTCTGAATCGGCAGGAGGGTCATATCCTACCGTTACCGAAGATATAGTATCTACATCTGATACACCGTCAACCCCAGTCTCTCCGCAAGGAGAAGCGCCGACGACCGCTACCGAAGGCCAGCCCATGCCGGGAGGCAGCAGCGAGTGGTCTCCCACCCCCGGCCAACCGGCTACCGCCAATATCAACGGCCAGAAGGTCGTCGGCACGGTAGGTCCGTCCACGGGCAAAGGTTTGGTGAGCTTCCAGTACGAATGGAACGGCCAGACTCAGAAGGCGACCGTTCGCCCTGATCGCCTTTCCAGCCCGGTTGCCTCACTCACTGATCCACCGCGATACCAATACACGCAGGAGCAGAACACGCGAAAGATGGCGAAACACTTCCCATCGGCTCCCGGTGTTCACGCCAACCACGACTTCCGCAAATCGTTCGCCTCCATGGCAAAGGACACGTCGCTCTCACGCATCTACCGGCAGATCGCCCGCGTGATGTCTGAGATGCCTGCTTTCGCTAACATGGATCTTCACGTCGTCGCCGACGAGAACACGCGCTACGCAGGCGAGTATTCCCACAGCAACGGCAAGTCAGCCATCGCGGTCAACCTGCGGCAGGTCGGACGCGGCATGGTCGATGCCCTCGGCACCATCCTGCATGAGGCGCTTCACCACGTCACATTGGCGAAGGTGCGCGATCCTCAAGGTGCTTGGGAGAACGAGGTCTTTAACAAGCTCGACACCATCCGCGAGAAGGTGTTGGAGTATGCCAAGGAAAAAGGTCTATACGATAGGCTGGACTACGAGCTTGACACTGTGGAGGAGTTCATCTCTGCCCTCACCAATCCCAACTTCCAGAACTTCCTCGCCTCGATCCCCGACAGTTTCTCGACTGGTGTGTCTGTGGGCAAGTTCCGCTCGGCGCTCTCCGAAGTGTTCCGCCTCATTGCCGAGTGGATCAAAGGCGAGCCGGTTGCTAGGGGCAGCACGATGGAGCAGTACTTTACGACCGTGCTTGCGACGTTCGAGACTCCGTTCCGCGCCGTCGAGACAGGCAAGCTGGAAGCGTTGAACGCGGTGCAGAGCAAGCCTGCCGGATACCGCTCACCTACCGACATGCTCGCGGAGGCAGCGCGGAAGGCCAAAGGCGAAACCGTGGGAACCAAGCCGCAGGGACTCGCCAGCATGTTCAACCCGCAGGCCAAACGTCCGGCCACCGGGGAGCGCAAGTTGCTGGACATGCCAACCCGCAGCGTCCTGACAGACGCCTACCGTGAAGCCGTGCGTGGCTCAAGCACGCAGATGGCTCCGCTCTCCAGCGTCTATGCGCAGGCCCGGCTGCTTCAGCCCGGACTCACGCCCGAGGCGTTCTTGGCACAGGTGCAGGAAGGCTACGACAACGGCACCCTGCTACTCGAAGGCGCGGGCAGCCAGCAAGAAGCCGCACAGTCCAGCATATCGTTGCCAGGAACGCCCGTGGGGACGGCTGTGCGGATGATGCCAGCACCGCAGGGGACGTTGAAGAGTAAGGCCGACGACGGCGAACCGCCTACCATCGACATCGGCGGCGAAGCAGAACCTGCGGACGGGCCTGAGTTTGCCTTCACTCGCGCTCGCTTCGCCCCGCCGAAACCGGAGGACCAAATGTATCAAGTCCATTCGGACGAGGAAGCTACCAAGAAAGCCTTTGCCTGGATCAACGCCGTTGGCCCACTCCGGGCTGCCGACCTGCTGATGGCAGACCGTGCGCCGAGCGACATGGACCTCAACGTGAAGAACATCGTCATGGGTGGTCTGCTCAAAGGTTTCACAGAGATTTCGATAGACCCCAACGCCAGCGAGGACGAGAAAACGGTCGCACGCGCCACCAATCAACGGCTTGGGAAGTATCGAGTACGGATGAACCAAGACGCCGCCCGTGGCATGCGTCAGATTGGAGTGCAGAACGGTGCAGTGCTTCAACCCATCGCCCCTATTCTTGCGGCGGAAGAGGTGCTCGCAGATCGCGGAGAGAAGATTCTGAAGGATCAGTTCGAGGGAGGATCGGAAGGTGCGGCTCCGCGAGTAGCCGGTGCTGCCGAGACGGCCACTGCTGAAGCCGACGAACGATTGGAGAACATCATCCGTCGGTTGATGGGCAGCTTGAGTCCAAAGCAAACTGCTGTTGGTGCGCTCGCCCGTATGTTCCGTGGTAAGGGACAGCGTGACCAGATCATCGACGAAGTAGCCAAAGCCTTGATGCTCAAAGCCCGTGGCAACGTGGTCGCTCCCGAACGGAAGACCGCGCTTGCCAATTTGGTGAGCAGCCTTAAAAGCACTCTCGCAGCCAGTGTGAAGGGTGAGAAGAAGCCCGCGCCCGAGCGCACGCTGCAAGACCTGCTGACCAGCGCATTCGTCAATCAGGTGTCTGAGGGTCCGGCGTTTGAATCAGCGTGGAAAGAGGGTCGTCAAAAAGTGCTCGACATGCTGATTGATATGGAGTTGGACAAAACTTTCCATCCAGCCCAAAAGCGTCTGGCCGATCTTCGTGCCAAACTCACCTATTTGGAGGCTGGAAGTGCCGAACAGCAGGAAGCCAGTGCCGCAGAACGCGCTCAACTCGCCGACCAGATCAAGGTTGCCAAGGTGGAAACGAAAGCCGCTATGGATGCGGTCAAGGCAATGACGCCTCAACTCGAAGCGCAGCGCGATGCGTTGATGCCCGCCGCTCCAACGGTGGCGTTTGACCCCGTGTCTTCCCGTGAAGCGATTGGCCGTGCATTTGAGAAGGCAGGTTACACCGCCGACTTGGCAACGGGTCTGGACAAGTCCGGCAAACGCACTCTCAGCATCAAAGACGCGCTGCTCAACCGTCAACGCGCCGCTGACGCCGTGATAAAAGTGTTCGACGCGGAGATGCAAGTCCCGGACGCCGCGACTCAAAACGATTGGCCGCAAGCCCGCGCCCTTGCACTCAAGGCGGTCAACGAGACTCTCGACTCGTGGCAGGCGCAGACAGACGCCGACAAAGTGGCGAAGCTAGAAGCCGCCAAGCAGAGTCTTCTCAGCGAGGACTCCAAAGCTCTTGAGAAGCTGGTTAACTCCATCCGCAATAGAATCCTCCCCGACTCAGATTGGTCTGACATTCTCTACGACCTGCCGCGCACACAGGCGGAACGTCTTGCCGCCATCAAGGACCGTGTCGCCAAACATGAGGCACTGAAGAACCTCACCCCGGATGAGTCGAAAAAGTTGGCGGAGAGCATCGACAAACTGTGGCAGCGCGAAAGACTCAAAGCGTTCCAAGACGAACTCTTCAAAGCTGGCGTCCTGAAAGCCAAGACCACCAAGGCTGTTGCGAACGTGGCGTCTGCTGCTCCCGAGCTTCTCCGACTCATGAACCTGGGAGTGTTCAACTCCAGCACTTTCCGCGAAGCGATCTCCAAACGGTTCGGCTTGAAGCTCCTGACCGGCGTTCAGGCCGATGCTTTGCGCAAGCTGGCAGCCGAAGCGTGGGGCAGTCCCCAAGGCGTCCTGCGCAATCAGAAACTCGGCCAATTGGTTGAAGGCATCCAGCACGCCACTGGTGCGAACTGGGCAGACGTGATGAACTCCTACTGGATCGCCAGTGTTCTTAGCGGTTTGCGCACTCACTTCGACACCTGGGGAGGTGTCGTGAATGGTCTCGGCACCAACCTCATTCAAGCAGGAGTCCAACTGTCGAAGGGCAGAGGGGTTGCCGCTTTCGACATCCAGGCTCAATGGTGGAAAGGATTGTTCACCGGACTCAATGAAGCCCTGTATCTCCTGCGCACCGGAGACCCCTCATTCACCAAGCGTTTTGAGGCCGATCTTATCGACGCTCTGAATGGCGAGAAGACCGCGCACCCCATTGCCATCGGCGAGAAGATGTGGAAAAGCGGCAGCCTGCTCCAGAAGATTCCCGGCGCTCTGATGATGGTGGTCGGTCGTAGCATGGTCGCCGCCGACCACGTGAACAACACCGCCACCACGCAGGGAGCGATGGCCGTGGCTCGGGCGATGAATCCTGAGCTTTATGAAGGCAAGACATCTTGGACTCAGAAGGAGATCGCCGACGCTCGCAAGCAGGCGATTGCCGAGGCCACGGCAGGAGCGGAACCCGCGACCAAATTTGAACGCATGCTGGTCGCCAAGCGCACTCGCGAAATTCTTAACGCCGGGCTGACCGAGGCAGACCAGATGGCTGCTTCTGAAGTAGGAGACATCGCCGCATTCCAGAACGATCCGACGGGGTTGTTTGGCGGACTCTACCATGCGGTTAAGTCAGGCTTGTCTTCCGCAGTCCGCAGTCTGGACCAAGTTGCACAAGATGAGGAAGCTGCCAAGATCACGCGAGCGTTCGCCGCAGTGACGGCAGGCAGCGTCCACGCCCTCACCGGCACGAGGTTCATGCGCTTCGGCTTCAACCTCGGCAACGAGTTCATGCGCTACATGCCCGGCTCGTGGCTGCTGAACAAAGGCACCAACATCCTCGGCAGCAAACTCAGCCCGATGCAGCAGGATATGCTGATTGGTAAGAACGTGGTCGGGGGCATTCTGCTTGCCACTCTCTATTCTCTGTTTGGAGACGACGACGAATCCGAGGACGGCAAGTGGCACATGGAAGGTCCGTGGAACGATCTCAGTCTCGGTGAGCAGTCTTCCCGCCTGAGCGCGGGATTGGCGAAGAACTCCTTTTGGCGCAGGAAAGACGGCAAGATTGAGCGCATCAGCTATGCACAATGGCCGACTGCCGGACTTCTAGCCGCTGTGGGAAGCATGCTCGACGAGAAACGCTACAAGCCTGAAGACTGGAATCAGCGCGGAGTAGCGGGACACATTCTTCAAGGCGCTGTCACTGGGCTGTTTCAAGTCCAAGATGCTGCCGCCATGCAGCAGGTTGCCGAACTTTTCAGCACCTCGTCCTCGTACGGGGCGGCACAAGGGATGCCGGAGAAAGTCATTAAAATGGGTACGAACTACCTTGGGGGTCTGGTACCCACATCCGTCAAAGATTTGGACAAGTGGCAAGACCCACGCAATTTCCGGGCAGACGGCGTCTGGGAAAAGCTCGTCCGCGAGATGCCTGTCGCACGTCGATTTGTCAACGATGGGCGTCCGCAGTTCAACCGCATCGGTCAAGATGTCCGACTCCACCGCGAGCCTTACAGCCGTCTCTACACAACTGACGAAGCAGACAAGGCGACTGTGGCCTACGGGCAGTTACTCGCGAGGGGTATCGACTTTCCTACACCGAGCACCAAACGTCAGATCATCAAGGACGGCAAGAAGGTGCCTATGGACACCCTCGGCAAAGGAGTTACTTACGACTTCGAGAAAGCGGTCGCTCTCAGCTATGGCAAGTTCTTGCAGGAGAACGGCGAGCGGATCACAGGAATGTCCACCAAGGCGCTCGACAAACTGATTCGTGATCGGGCCACGCGCATCCTCGACATCGAGACCCGCAAGGTTCAAGCGAAAGTCAACAACCCATGAAACGCCCCTTCAACGAAACTGTGGTCCCGCCTGGAGGTGGCTGGAAATACACCGACCCCGTCACCGGAGTTCCCGTGTCGTCCAACTCCCTGACCGTCATGCTCCAGCAGGTGAAGGCGCAGCGCGTTGCCAATGGTGTCGAGGTCGGGAGTGGCTGGGAGCATGTGGTGCTCGACGAGATGTGCGAGCAGAACCCCGGCTTCCGGTGCATCGAGGCTGGAGCGCCCGAGATCCACATGACGGGGGACGACGTGAAGCGGTTCCTGCTCACACTTCAAGAGCTGTACGGCAATGAGTTGGTCAGTGACGAAGAGCATCGCCGCCGCGCCGACATCTGCCTGTCATGCCCCAAGATGGCTGACGTTGCCTGCACGTTCCCGTGCGGTTGGGTGAGCAAGAAGTTGACCGAGATGCTCGGTGGTCGGAAGATTCACCGGCCTGCGGAGCTATATAAAAAGGGGTGCAGTGCTTGCGGCTGCGACGTGTCGAGCAAAACATACTACCCCCTCGACGTGCTCAAATCTGTGGACGTGAAGCTGGGGAAGCAGCCGGACTACTGGGAGAATTGCTGGATGCGGGAGTGATCCTCTTCTGGATCAAGAACTGCCGTTGCTCCGAGTCGTCACATAGCTGGGCCAGCAGGTTCTTGGTGCCTTCGGTGGCTTTCGGCATCTCCGACACGAGGACGGCGCACAGGTTCTTCTCACCTGACAGGAGATCAGCAAACAGCTTTTCCGGGGAGTGCTCGTTCGGGTGGAACGCGGCTTTCGTGGCAGCGTCCATCCCCAGCTTGGCGAGGTCCATCTTGCTGCCGAGACCAACAGCCCGTTCAACCACCGAATCGTAGGCCGCGTCGTAGGCTTCGTAAAACTTCCCGAACGTCTTGTGGTCGGCGAAGAACGTCGGCCCTTGCGTGTCGTGATGGGCGCGTTGGGCAAACAGACGCAGGGTGAGCAGTTGGAGGGCGGCGAGGTCCATGGTGGCGGATTGTAGTGGAGCCGGGGTGATGGGTCAACCCTTTGCAAGTGTCATGGAAGGTGCAGCCAAACCCAGCGATACCATACCCGTATAAATAGTTGCCTTTGAACGGTTTTTATCTCAGGGCAGAACAGCCACACCAGAGTAGCCGCCCACATAGCAAGGAGCCTGCGCATTGGTCTGGTGATGGGGAAGTGCATAAAATCAAGCCTCCGTGATCGGGATGGTGTTCTGCACCCAGCCAGCTTTGGCTACGGCATATCCGTTGATCGAGAACGTGCCGATGAGGTAGGCCACATCAACTTCCAGCTTCTCCGCCAAGTCGTTGACGCGCATCTTCTTGCCACCGAGGGCGGCTTCGATGTCGGCGCGGGTGATTTTCTTGACGGGTTTGACCTCGGGGGTTTTGATCTTCACCTCCTCGGGCAACTCGGTAACAGTGACGACGGGTGCCTTCGTGACGGTGTGAGCCGGAGGCTCGGGAGCCTTCACTGGGATGACCTCGGTAGGCTTCTCATCGTCGCCCCAGAAGGCGTCATCTTGGGCCGGGTTCGTGGCAGCCTCGACCACGTTTTCTGCCGCCTGCCGAAAGGACTCGACATCCACCTCAACAGTAGTCGTCTCCACGCTCCAACCGCTTCCCAACGTCCGCGCTTTTTCCCCACGTCCCAACACGATGTCAGCCAGCGACCCGTCTTTGCAGCCATGCACCAGCACGGCCTTGGGGCTGACGACACCACCGCGAGGACGCACCACACGGCTGCCGTGATCCACGGACTCACAGACGAGGTTGGTTCCTTCCATGTGGTAGTTCTGCGTGGACCACATGTCGCTGATGAGTTCGGTGTGCGACACGCCGATGTTGCGGATAGGCCAGCGAAGGTACACGTCGAACGGTTCACGCGGGTTCATCGTGTAAGGTTTGGCGAGATCGAGCAGCAGCGGCTTGATCCGTTCGTCCTTCTCCATGTTGGCGGGGTAGATGCCGGTGCCCATCATCATCTGATCGCCGTCCTTGTAGGCGATCTGTCCGTTCACGTTGAACGGCGTGTTGACGAGGACGCCACGGAACGGGGTGCCGCCGTAGCGGTAGTCCTCGAACAGGGCGACCGCCCAGCGCGGCTTCACCGGCAGCATGTCTAACTCCATCCACAAGAAGGGATCGGTATTGCCCATCTTGGCGAGTGCGAAGACCACGCTGGCGAAGTGTCGGTTGCAGGCGACAGGCGCTCCACCCTCGAAGTCCTGAGTCAGCGGGTAGGTTTCCGCGCCCAGACGCTCGGCATGCTCATAGGCGGTGTCCTTGGCGGCAGATGTGGGGAAGAAGATGACGGGATGCTCTTCCAACCCGCCGAGCTTGAGCAGGCATTCGGTGAGGTCGGGCAGCAGGTGCTTGTCGTGGGCGGATACGGGGATGGCGATTTTCATGGTTCAGGCGTTGAGGCGTTAAAGAGTTTGGCTGGGTACAAAGTAGTTAAGAAATAACCCAAAGAGCAAAAAGGGTTGTCTTGTTTGTCTATTCGGTTGACCCACCTTACTTCCAGGATGTCTTCCGGCATCAAGTTTTCGGGAGTGGATAGGGCTTGAGCAAAAGCGTCGAGAGTAGTTTTTTTCGGGTTCTCGTCTTTGCACAGATAGGTAAGATCCAGATATGTCCTCCCGACCTCAACGGCTTCACGCCTACCCACGCTCTGAGGCAAACGCAGAGTCCTGTTTTTTATGCACAGGTTGTGCAAGAAGCGGTTGAGAGGAGTGTCTTCGCTGACAGAATCCGCAAACACTTTTTCCGCCACGAGGGCATACTCCTCGCGATCTTTCTCAGTCTCCTCAGACAGATCAGGACCACCAGTCTGCACCCATTTCCAGTCTGATAGACCGGATCGGGTGAATTTCATAGGCTCTTTGGAAGTACTCATGGTGCGAGAACGTGTTGGGGGATTCGTAGATATTCTCCGTTGGCGAAGTTGTATCGGTTCGGGTTCGCGTCGGCCAACACTCCGGGGCGCGACTTGGACATGCCAATAGATAAAGGCTCGTCTTGCCCCTTCCTCCGAAATCTCAGCAACAATCTCGCCGACCCTTTCTCTTCCACCGTTTGGCGCATCTCAACAGAGAGAGCACTGCTAAAGATCACCACGTCCTCATAAGCCGCTGTCAGATACTCAGGGTTGACCACATACTTTGCCGCTTTCGGCAGAGCAGGCACCAAGCCGGTGATCTCCATGGCTGCGGCACACGCTGCCCCGGCAAGGAGTTTGAAGATGGAGCGACGGTTCATAGGCTGTAATTTTCAAGAGCTTGTTGTACGCGGAGAAACTGGGCCTGCCCCCCGTGATCCGCAAAGAAGGCGGGGCATCGTTCGACATTGGCGTCGTACACGGCGTCCTCGGCATCATCAATAGTGAGATTCTCCCTCTTCGCAACTTCTCTCACCAAAAGTTCAAAGCAGGGTGAAGCTCCACCGTTGTAGCGCCAGTTCCCCGGTGGCGTGGTGTGGATTTTCTTCTCCGTCTTGGGGCGGACTCCGCGCAGCACGGTGCCGTCTGGCAGCGTGACCACGCCGTCAGCGACATGGGAGGCGTTGGGGCGGACGTAGATGCAGTCGGGGAAGCCCAGATGAGTCTCTTGAATGAGGTTGTGTTTCAGCCCTTCGGCGATGGCGTTGGCACAGGACTGGTTGCCGATGAACAGGTCAGACCCTTTGATCAGCCGCGCCACCTCCAACATGTCTGTGGTGGGCTGGAACTCGACGTAGCCGTGGTGGCCGATGAAATCGCGCCACTCGTGATGCAGTCCGACGAAGAGCAGACGGTTGCGGAGATGAGCCACGATCTCTTTCCACGGGAACCGCTCGTTGCGATAGCGCCCGGTGCGGTTGATCACCACACGCCCTTTGGAGCGCGGCGACGGTTCGACGCCGTACAGCCACGGCTCGTCGGCGGTGAAGTTCTGCCCGATGCTGTGCGTCTTGATGAGGTGGTTGAGGTGCGCCCGCATGAGCGTCTCGCCTTTGGTGTAGTGACGTTCGCGGAAGCCCTCGCTCTTCCAGTCCACCGGGTCGCCCGGCTGGATGATCTGGATGTCCGCGATGTAGGGTTGCAGCTTCACCAGTGGTGCCAGCAGATCATACATGCGTTGCACGCCTTCCGGTCCTTTGGCCTTGGTCGAAGACGATGAACGCAGGCACAGGGTGTGTGGGCCGTCGGGGATCTGTTTGAGCAGACACAGCGCAAACACCACATCGCCAATGTCACCTGTAGAAGAAATTTTCATGTGTTGGGGGATATTTCTTATTTCGTCATAAAATCTCCCCACGGTCAAATGAAGTTCTTATGCCGTGGCTCCGGCCCCACTGGCTGCGGGTCAGCCCCTTTCCAGATAGCGTCCAAGGCGCGGTTCTGCGTGCCGAACACGCATTTCTGGCAATGCACCATCGGGTCGATCAGCGAACGCACAGGCTGCTCGTAGAGTTCATGAATGGTGTCCCAGCGTCCGATGACGTAGGCGCTGCCGCCCTGTGAACGGTTGGCTTGATCCAAAAGGGTTACGCTATCGCAGGGTGTCACGTCGCCGGAAGGCCATAACACGGGATGTGAATAACCAAGCAGACAACAGGTGTGGGGGGCTGGCGGCTTGTACTGCACCATGATGCGAGGGTCCACTTCCAACGCCAGTTGTTCCAACTCGATGCACCGTTCCGGGATCTTCTGAATCTCGTAGCAGTTCGGCAGCGCACGGATGTAGGTGAACGGTTTGGTGGAAAGCAACTCCTTCAATTTCTGCTTTATGAACGGGAGGCGGTCCTTGCCATAGGTCACGCGCTCCGCTTCATCGCCTGCGAGCAAAGGAGTTTGAAGGTCTTCGGGACGACTGACTTTTCCGTGCCGGTCGAGCGGATCTTTGTAGGAGTCGTGATACACCCAGCTTCCGCCAAGAGCAGTCAGTTCTGGATTGATGTCAGGCACTTCCACTTCCTCACCATGGTCCCACGCGCTGAGAGAGATGCGAATCCATGTCAACTTATCCAAGGTTTCAGGCCGAACGGTTCTCCAAGAGGTCCGGCCATCGGGATACTGCACCATGTTCTTGAGGCCGTTGCTGATCAGCCCGATTTGCAGACCTTTGCCATGCAGCGTGTCCACCAAGTCGTCGAAATCGTAGCCCTTTTCGCGGTCCTTCCACAATATGGGGTTCCCTCCCCCGCTCAGAATAACGGCTTTCAAACCCAATGGAATGAGCTGATCCACATATGTTTCCACCTGATGCAATGTCAGGGCGGCGTTGCCTCGGTTGGCAGTAGAACAGAAAGAACACTTGTGCTGGCAGGCGTCTCCCACAAAAATCCCGCTCACCTTGGGCACTCCTTTGCCTTGATGCAGCCCCTCGATGATGTCGCGGTGCCAAGGGATTTTGGATGAGGTGCTGGTGAACTCGTTGAGCAAATCCTTCATGGACTCAGGAGTCTCGTGATTACACGTCTCTGAGTCGCCGGGGATGGTGTCCAGTTCGGGCTTGTCGGCGATGGCGGAAGGGAGGGTGTTCATAGAGGTTTCCGTGCCCACATCTCCAACGAGAAGATACGGCGGTTAAGTTTTGGCACGATCTCGGCAACCGTGGGCGAGTGGTTCTCGTCTGAGTTGACAAGGAGATGGACGTGGTGTGAGGGGAAACCTGCGCGGACAAAATGTGCCCACATGGAATCCTCTGTGAAGATTTGAGCGTGCTGGTCAAACCACAAAGCTGCCTCGAACCACGTTGGGATAGGGTTCGGTGGATCTGTCACCTCGAACAAACGAGGCCAGTTCTCGTTGCGGTCCTCGTCGTGGACAGAACGGAAGTAGGTGGCGTCTGGCACGCTCACCAGTATCACGCCACCAGGGTTGAGCACTCGCAGCACTTCCTTCATCACCTTGACCGCTTCACGGCAGTCCATGTGCTCCAGAACATGGCTGCACAAACAGCCGTCAAACGAGTTGTCGGGAAAAGGGAGTGGCTGGCGCAGATCGTGCCGGACGAAGTTCGGCTCGTTGATCTCATGACCACCGCCCTCCCAGTTGTCGAGGTTGACCCAGATGTTGTCGATGGGTCTTGTTGACCCGGCTCCGAGGTTGAGAATTTTCATACTTTCAAGTCGTGTTCAGTTTGGTCGAGGATGCTGGAATAGTCCAGTCCGGTGATGGCGCTGGCCTCGTCAAAGTGGGCCTTCTGCTGCTCCAGGGTGAGCGGGCGCAGGTCAACGCCGGGGTTGGGGTAGGGCAGTTCTTGGGAGAACGTGATCAACCGGCGCGACTGTTTCTTGACGAAGAGGGTCAGCCCGTTGTCGGAGTGGAGGTCGAGTTGCTGCCAATCTGTAAGCCCTCCCAACCTGTCGGTCAGTCCGTCCACCAACATGCGGGGACCAACGCAGTTCTCCACGTCATCGAAGGCTATAAAGGAAGCGCCTCGGTTGATCGCCGTCTTCATCTCGAACAGCGCGGCCTCGTGGCTGTGCCAAGCGTCGATGTAGATAAAATCCACACGCTCCGGCCAGATGCTCAAGTTCTTGGTGTCACCGTCATGGAACTCCACCCAATCGCGGACACCGAGATGAGTCAGGTTCTCCTCGGCGTGTTGCTTCGGCGTCTTACCTTCAAGGATGTGTACGTGCTCCAATAACGACCAGTTGTCGAGGCAGTGGACGCGGCCTAGGTTGTTCTCTTGGCAGGCTTTCGCCATCCATGCGGCAGACAAGGCCCGGTAAGTGCCACAATCGACGATATGCTGCGGCTTCAGACAGCGGGTGAATCCGTGCAGCAGGCGCGGGCTGTCGTAATTCCAAGAGGCGTAAACCTTGTTGATTTCTTCGTAAAAACTCATGCTTTTGGTTGGTGTGAAATCCACATGTCTTTGGTGCATCCCGGCATCAACGCCTCGTAGGTGGCGATGTCCTCGGTGTTCTGTTCAGGCTCCATGGCTCGATAGTGGTGCGAGTAGTGGTCGATGTAGAGCGACCCGTCAGTCACCCGGATAAACTTTGGCTCGGCCCATGTTGGCGTCCATATCAGGCGCTCGTGCATCTTCACCTCCGGGTCGTAGCACAGGAAGGGGGTGTTCTTCAATAGCCTGAGTTGCCAGTCGTGCTCCGCGTGCCAGTTCTGGCAGGGGCGGTCCCACTCACCGGGAGCACCGAACCAGTGACGGCGGGACACGCAGATGGCGAGAGCTTGCTCTGCCTCGGCATGCCCGATTAAATGCCGCAGCTTCTCACGCTGGTTGACGTTGCCGCCAGCACCCGTTTGGTTGGAGACGTGCAGATCGGGGGTGAGTGTCTCGGGGAACTTGCCGGTGCCAGTGACGCCGAGGATGGGGGCAAGCGGCCACACCCGTTCATCCGCGTCCAAGATCATCACCCATTCGCAGGACGAATACCCGATGCAGCGGGTTCGTAATGCTCCGAAGCCCTGGCTCAGGGTATCGTGGATGAGCTTGTGACCGGACGCCTCTGCAATGGCAATCGTCTCAGGGTCAGCCGGGGTGCCGTCCATGGGAGAGGATACGAGCACGATCTCGTCGAACATTCGCTCGGCGGTTTCGATAAAGCCGGGCAGAGCATGGCGCTCGTTGTGGAAATGACAGACTGCGGAGATTCTCATACTCGCGTAAATTGGATAAACCCGCAGGACTTCGGCACCTCAGAGGAGGCAGGTTTGAGTCCGGGGTAGTGCCATGAACCGGTGATGCACCCTTCGTCTAAGGAGACACTCTCCCTGAACAAATCCATCCACATGTCCAGCGGCCATGCGTTGCAGTGTGACGGGTCGGAGTTGTCCTCGTCGCGGAGGTAGGGACCGTCGGGATGGTGAGTCAGCGGGACGATGGCGAGTAGGTGCTTCCGGGTGGAGGCGAGCAGTTGTTTGAGCAGAGGACGAAGTTGATCGAGCAGGATGTGCTCTGCCACATCCTTCAGGATGATGTGATCAAACCGTTCATCGGGCATCACGTTGGACACATAACCCTTCACCCCTTCGTCGCAGTTCTGGATGGCCCACTCGCTGCTGTCGTATCCGAAAGCGTTCACCCCGCGCATGCGTAACGCCTTGACGAGGTAGCCTCGGGCGCACCCAAAATCGAGAACCGTGTCGCCGTCCTTAATGTGCAGGACGCGCTTGAGCCAGTCCGCCATGGGGAGCGTGAGATCGGGCTTCCAACTGTAATCGACGTAGTTTGATTTGCCGGATGTCGGGCCGGTCAGGTAGTACTCGGCGTCGTAAAATTCAGATTCCATGGGTGCGGCGTTCTTCGTGTTTGATAGGGTGAATGTCAATGGAAACTTTGATCAGCCCAGCCCTGATTGGCGCTGAGTGAGGCGGTGATCAGGTCCGAGTATTTGCCCCGTCCCTTCGTGTCGGTCACGGCTGCCACCAGATGAGCGTGACGGACGGACATGGGGTTCTTGGGCGCGTTCGACGGCAACGCGGTTCGGCGGGCAGCCTTGACCAGCGAAGTCAGCCCATGACGGCGACGGGCGATCTCGATGCAGCCGAAGAAGGCGTCGGCGCGGTCGGGGCTTCTGCCGTTGGTCCGCTGCTTCATCACCTTCTTGGACTCCACCTCAACTTTCTCCCGGTCCACGAGCTTGTACATTCTCGCACACATCTGGATGCACGTCTCTGGGTCGAGGCCACGAATCTGTCCGGCCTTGATGAAGTCTTTGCCGACGTACCACAGCTCGGACACCCGGTTGGCGAACCTGTCCTTGCCGGTGCGCGAGTTGGTGGTGCCCACGGTCTTGTCTGACGGCGCTCCCGCGAAGCTCACCATCTGGAAGCCCCGGCCCATCTTGATCGCCATGAGCGAGGCGAACGGATCACCGGCCCCTGTGGAGTCGGAGCCTCGGTCTTCCACTTTGACGCCGCGCTTGGCGCACTCGGCATCGTAGAGATTCACCAACTGCTGATTGCGGTCCACCGTCTTGTTACTGGCATCGACCAAGGCCATGAGGTTGATCGTCTCAACCAGTTCAATACCTTTGACGGTGCGCTGGTGGATGGCTGAGTAGTAGTCGCCCACCCGACAAAAACAGGCGTCCGCTTCGTCTCCACCATGGCTGAAGGCCGGGTCGAGGAAAGCAATTGGGGTGGGCGGGGTGAGCCATGTGCTGACTCTGTGCTGGCTGCCGCTGCTGGTGATCTCGACTTCCGTGTAGATGGCATTGGCGTCTCCATCGGGGGAGAGGAAGCCGCGCACCATGCGGTAGTACTCCGGCGACTTCGGGCCAAGGTCTCGACGCAGATCCGTGACGGTGCGCAGGCTGAGAATGCCCTTCCACACCTCCCGACCGGCGAGCACGTTGGGAGACTTCTCCCCGTCAAATCGAATGCAGTAGCCACGTTTGGTCTTCCACCCGTCGAAGGTTTCGTCGATGGAGTTCCACCCTTCCTCCGGCTCCATGAACACGCCGAGCGGGTCAAACGGCGAAGTGGGGTTGCCAATGCCGATGAACTGCAAGTACTCATTGGACTGCAAGTTGGTGATGGCGGTGTTGTAAAGACTGTGGGTGAGCAACGGCAGTTCGTCCGCGATGAAGATCACACAACGGTTCTTGAAACCGATCTTGGTCGAGGCGTCCTTGTCCTGTCCCTTGCCGCCAGCAACGAGAGTGATGCCTGCGAGCTGGTTCTGCTTGCCATCAGAATTGACGCGCACGATCTTGCCGAGGGAGGACACCAGCTTGGCCTGCATGTACTGCTCGCCGCCGAAGAACCGGCAAATCTCCGCCCAGTAGCCCTCGACGACGCCCCAGATACGACCGCGAGACTCGTCCAACGATGTCGAGGTAATGAACACCTTCACATACTCAGGAGATGCCACAGGGCAGTCGGGAAAACGTGCGCCGATGAGGAAGCGCCCAATGGCGTAGAGGGCGAAAAATTCAGACTTGGAGCAACTGGCGTGCCCCGCGACGGCGAGGAAGTTGTTGGAGTAGGCTTCTTCCAACATCCGCATGGCGTACGGGTTCCACTCGAAGCGGTAGCGGGGGTTGGTCTCGGGACGATCCAGCATCAACGAGATGAACCTGCGGAAGTGCCACGTCCACGGGTTGAGCTGGCTGCCCGGCAGATTAACGAAATGCTCGTAGTTGCCCAAGATAAACTTTTCGAGATCCACCTCCTGCAACAGCTCATACCCGGCGCTCGTCTTGGGCACGCCGGGGAGACGTTTCCACCACCGCCCATAGCGAGCGATGTGGGTGCGTTCCATCTGCTGGGGAGAGGGTTGGGGCATCAGTCTGTTCGTGGTTTCTTCAGTTGGCCTGCGCATTCGGCATACCCGATGATGTCAACCAGGGTGTCTCGCTTCGTACTCGTCTTGGCTCGGCTGACTTTCAACAGAATCATCATCTGCGCCACGTCCCACGGGGAGATGTGCGACCCTGTGTAGGCGCTCCACAGTTTCGCGATGCGAGCGAAAGAGTCGTTCACGTCGCCGTAGTCGGCTGCACGGTCTCCAGCCACAATGGCTGCGGCCTCTTCGGCGAGGGATTGAGGGGCTTTGGGGTCTGTGTCGGGGGATACTACACGGTAAGGCCCGCGCAGGTGCAGGGTTTCGTCGTCGGTTTCGACGTTCGGCACGGCGTACCAAGAGTTGAACTGCTCTGCATGTAGGTGTGCCCCAATCAGCAGACTGGGTCGCCACTCGTGGGGGCACCCTTCGAGATCGTTTTTCGCATCCCAGACCAACGTGTCCTGTGGCACTGGGTCTGGCACGTCTTTCCCGAGCATCACTGTGTAACCTTCCGGCGCTTCTGGTTTGTTGTCGTCTTTCATGGTGTCTGTGTGGTTAAATTTCATCCCCAAAAATCTTCTTCGTTAAAACTCATCCCCAAAACTGCGCTTCGTTGAAGGTCGCAGCATGCTTTGGCGAACTCCGCCGCAATTTGGGGAACGATTGCATTGCCGTAACCGCGCAGGCGCACCACTCGGGCGGGAATTTCATGAGCCAACGGGAAAAATGCGGGTTCAGTTGGGATGCGGCGGCTTTTTCCGTCTCTACAGTGAATGCTGCTACTCTCGAAAGCATGTCGTTCCTTTCCTTCCCATCTTTCCTCCATCGGCTGTTCTCCAGATTGCCAGTGTCTCTGTAGTCCCTGGCTGCCGGAGTTGGCCACCCAGTAGAGTCTCCGTCTGATATGCGGTGCGCCGACGCTGTGTGCGCCCAATACGGCAGACCCGCAGGTGTAACCTTCTTCACCCAAGTCTGTCGATATTCCATCGAGCCAACCTTTGCCAATCGCGCTTGCAACCTGCTCCCCAAAGACATATTCAGGGCGGCATTCCTTGATGAGATTGAAGAACACGGGCCAGAGGTGTCGCTCGTCTGCTTGAGCAAGTCCCCTTCCTGCTGTTGAAAATGGCTGGCAAGGGCAGCTTCCGGTCCACACAGGACGATCTGAGGGCCATCCTGCAAGTTGCAAAGCAAGGCTCCATCCTCCGATTCCGGCGAAGAAATGGCACTGCGTGTATCCGGCGAGATCGCTTGGGCGCACGTCTGTAATTGATCTTTCGTCAACAACTCCATGCGGGATAAGGCGTTGCTTGATAAGTTCTCGCAGCCATGCGGCGGTTTTTTTGTCATGTTCATTGTAGTAATTCATCCCCAAAAATCCTCCTCGTTAAACTCTGGTTCCTCCACTGGCACAAACTTCAAGGGTTTGCCTTTGCGGTCGCCTTCAAGCAACATCAGGGCGGTGAGTAGCCGCTGCTCCGTGTTGCGCTTTTCTTCTAGCACCTCGGCCACGACATCGTCCACGGTGTCGGGCACCATCAAACGATAAACTGTGACTACGTCTTTCTGTCCCCGCCGATGGAGACGTGCGATGGTCTGCTCATAGCACTCACGCGAGTAAGTAAGGGACATCCACACCATGGTCTGTGAACCGGTTTGGAGATTTAGACCGTGGCCCATGGACATCGGGTGCCCGACCAACATTGAGATCTCTTTGCGGTTCCATTGCGAGATCATTTGCATCTGCAATGCTGGTGTTTTTGCATCGGCAAAAAAGCGAGCCTGCGGAAACTTGCGACGGATACGGTCTTGCTCGTGTTTGAAATCACAGATCACCAGCAGCGGCCCTTTGGTTTGCTTTGCGATCTTGGCTAGGGCGGCGGTCTTGCAGTCGTGAACCTCGTGGACTTTTTTCTCGCCGTCGTAGATGGCACCGGAGGTGAACTGCAACAGCTTGCGCACGAGCACAGCGGCGTTGGCTGCGGTGATTTGCACTTCCGACCGAAGTTCGAGGATCAGTTCTTTCTTGAACTCCTCGTACTGCTCCAAGACGTGTTCCGGCAACTTAACCTCCACGTCCTCGATGTGGCAGTCCGGCAAGTCTTTGAGCCAGTCGGACGTACGCAGGGTGAGAGTGATGTCGGCAATGCGCTGGTCGATGCGTTCGGCTGCCCCAGGTATCGGTTCCCAGTTGTATTGCTGGTAATCGGTGGCGGCGAAGTAGGTTTTCTTGAAGTGGTCATAGCTGCGACCAAGGCGTTGCCCGTCGTCGAGCAGGCGCACTTGGGCGAACAGATCGAGGAGGCTGTTGGGCGCTGGAGTTCCAGTCATCGCGATCCGGTGCTTCACTTGCGGTAGCTCGCGACGAAGCAAGTTGATTCGTTTGCTGGCAGGGTTCTTGGCTTTGGTGCTCTCGTCGTACACGATCATCTGGTAAGGCACTGTGCCGCCGCGCTTCTCTACCAGCTTCACCAACATCGGGATGGCCTCGTAGTTCACAACATACACATCAGCCTGACCGGCGATGAAGGCGCGACGACCTAGCGGCGTGCGAAGATTGGCGACTTTGAGGTGCTGGAATTGTTCCCATTGCTGCACCTCCATCGGCCACGTCAAATTACACACTCGCACCGGGGCGACGACCAGCATGGCCTCGACCTCTAGGTTTTGCTGCAACTGACAAAAGGCGGACAGGATACTAGAAGACTTACCTATTCCCATGCCTACGAGGGCAAACACGACATCTTGGTTGACGATCTTGTCGATCATCAGTTTTTGAGGCGGTTCGGGTGTAAAATTCACGCCCTCCACCCCTCCACCGTGCGATACTCAATAGGACGACCGGCAAGCTGCGCTGCACGAACACCAAACTCCATGCCGCGACTGATGCCGCAGTCGGTGTACACGACGGTCTTGTCCGCTTTCCACGCCAGTCCTGCCGCGATGCCCATGGCACGGTCGGTCGGGTCTTCGTCGTCAAGGACTTGGGTGTAGAGCAGGTGGCTCACCATCGGCGCTTCGCCGCGCAACAGCGAGTCGCGCATGGCGGCACGGGCGTAGCGGATATTGCGTTGCAGGTTGCCTGCGTAGGGCGATTCGAGGATTACGGTGGTCATGTCAGAAAGGGTCTCCTTCATTATCTGCTGCGTGCTGTCGTGCGCCGATCTTCGCATCAACGAACCGTTGCCGACGTTCCGCGTGCTCTTTCTCCACGTTCTCCGTGCATGTGAGCACCTGGATGTTGTCCTCCTCGTAGCCACGGGTGCTGTCCTTGCGGTCGATGTGCAGACAGAATCGCTCCTTACCCTTCTCGTCCATGTAGCAGGTCGGCAGGATGGCGGCTTTGAACTGATCGAAGGTCAAGGTGAAGGCGATCTTGCGCTTGCGAGCGGATGCCCGGAGGTTGTCGAAGGCACAGTGAACGGGGTTGTTCAAACGCCATTGCTGCTTGGCGTGGGAACCGCAGAGCTGCGTGGAGGTAGGATGGTCGGACAGGTTGCGCGGCACACCTTTGCACCGGCTGACGGGGCAGCGACCAGGGATTTTGATTTTGCGCAGTTTCATCCCCAGAACCCCCTAGGGCTTATCAAGCCATCCACGAAGTCTTTGCCGTCCGACACGTTGTCGCACCAGCCTGTGTTGGCACCCACCTTCGCCAGCAGTTCCATTTCTGCTTCCTGTGCCTTGGTCGGCTTGCACCCACCGCGCTTGATCTCCAAAAAGCCGACCACCCCGCCCGGCGCAATGATCAGACGGTCAGGCACCGAACGGTTGTTGGGTGAGACGAACTTGCGGACGTAGCAGCCTTTCAACTTGGCGTAGTCGCAGATTTTTTTCTCGATCTCCTTTTCGAGGGGTGGGGGTTTCATAAGTCGTGGTCTCCATAAATTACCCAATGGATGGTCAGAAGAACCAATCCAGAGAAGACGAGGATGAAAGGAAGGTGCTCACTCATTTCCTTCTCCTCTTTTTGATTTTGTTGGCGTGATATTGCATCCGGCATGGCGGGCACATTAGAAAGTCGGCTTCGTCTGTGTGCAACTTGAATGTTCTGCCGCACCGACAAATGCGACCTCGGGTGTGTGGTGTTTCGGACATGGTGGTTACTTGGTGTAGTAGGGTTGAACTTTACCATCGGCTGCCACGGGCAGACCTTTCGTCCACTCAGGCACATTGGTCATGTGTCCAACCAATTCTTCGATGGACTGGCTTTCACGAGTGTAGGTGAGAATCTGGTCATGGATCAGCGAGCACACCTCGTAGCCCGCTGCCTCTGATTTGATGATGCCGTTGTTGAGCAGGTCAGCGCCGACCCCTTCGCAGAAATTCTGGAGCAAAAGACCTCCGTATAGACCGCATCGACCCCAGATAGTTTTGCCGCGAATCTGCCCCCAGTAGGTGAGAGATTGACGAGTTTTGATCTTGCCGCTTTCCCACGTCTCAATCTCTCCGGTCTTCTTGTTCCGACTGACGGTCTCCTCAATTTTGGGATCGCGGTAGGCGAGACGACGACCTGACGGCAGTTTGGCGAACAGATACTTGGTTCCCGCCGTTACCGCGCAAAAGAACTCGACTTTGCCCGCCTGATGGCGGGAACCAAAATTACTCACGGCGGCTTTGGCCGCACGATCATAGGCGTGCCAGACTTTGACGATGTTCGGATTAGCTTCTCGCCATTGCTCGACCACCTCCTCCAACTCTTCCTCCTTCACCCCCATGTCGAGAGCACCCATGTCTTTGAGAGCTTCCACTCCGCCCTGGTATTGAAGTGCCAAACTTGCGACCTTACCCTTCTGTCGGTCTGGGTGATGTTTGCCGTGCTCTTTGGCGTAGTCTAGCATCTCCTGCAAAGGCATCCCAGACATGCGGCATGCGGTCGCCTCGTAAATCTTGCCGTGAGTGCGGAACACTTCAAGCGTCCACTCCTCGTTCGCCAACCATGCCGCGATACGGGCTTCGATACTGCTGAAGTCCACGTCGAAGATCGGCCCAGCTTCGTCGTGAATGAAGTGACGGATGCACGAGCCGATGACCTCCAGCAGAGGTCCGTAGAATATTTCGATGTGTGCCTCGCTCGCTCCCGCCATGATGTCGGCGTAGGCGGCGTCGGTGTTTTTGATCGTGGGGCGTTTGAAGTTCTGCGGCTGAACCAGTCTGCCGGATGCACGACCCGGACCTGCGCCGTAGAATTGAATGGTGCCGCGCACCCGGCTGTCAGCACACGCACACTCGATCATTGCTTTCACCTTCTTGATGCTGGCAAAGCTGAGAGACTTTTTGATGGTGAGCACGCGACCAACCGTCGTGGTGGGGTCAAAGGCTTCATCCTCCAACTGTTCGTCCAGTGTGTCGGCGCGGAGGTTGTCGCCCTCATACCCGTGCTCCTTGAGCCACTTCAACAGCACGTCACGTTGGGTCGGGTTGAAGCCGGTGAGTTCACGGAACTCCTCGGTCATGCGAGCCTCGTTGGCTTCGATCAGCGTTTGAGCGTGACGCAGGGCGGGCAGGTTGACCGGCAGACCACGGGAGTTGATGGCGAGGTCAGCCTGGAACGCTGCCAGCGTGTTGCCGGTCAGCTCGAAGTGCTTGAGAGTTTTGTGGATTCCCTGCTCCGCACGAACGTCTTGGATACAGTAATTGCAGAATGCAATAAAGTCGTCCTGTCGGTCAATGGGTTGAATGAACTTGCCGGAGGCTTTCTGCGGGATGGAGAACTTGCGGATCAGTGCTTTGCCTTTGCTGTCCTTCTGTTGCAGCAAGCCCAGCGTCTCGGCAGCTTTCTCCAGGGATGGCGGGATGGCAGCGCGGCGGGACATGGCGGCGGTGCAGCGCCAGCGGCGGTAGTCGATCTTGAACCAACGGTTGTTCGGGCAGTGGTTGGTGATCGCCTGCTCGAAGTAGGCGTTATGCGCGTACACCGGAGCATCGTTGCGGTTCATCTCGGCAATCAGTTCGTCCACCCCTGGCGACGACCGGCACACGGACATGTCGTCGAACTCGAACTTGGGATTCACCCACAGCAGCGGACCCTCGCCGTCGCGAGCTATGGCTGCGCACAGGATCTCAGTGGACGGGTCTTCCGCGTACCGAAAAGCGCCTGTGCGCTTGATGTCCGCCGTTGAGCGTGTCTCGAAATCCAGATGAAAATTCATAGTGCGGAAAAAGGTGCCAGCGCCAAGGATACCAAGCAGGCTGGCGGCTACTCCAATAGAAGGGTAAAGAGAAAACCCTCGGTTGCGACTCTCTTGGCTTATCGGATTGGTGACTCAAGTAGGACTCGAACCTACGGTCTAGGGTTTTACGGATTGCTCCGCGTGTATGAGCCTAGCTTGGAATGCACTCCAATGCGTGCCGCCTTCCACGCTTTTGAGTCGAATTGGTCAGCAACCCCACCGTTTACGCGCAGCCTTGCCGCGTTCGCCGGTCCACCCGCTGGAGCGAGCGCAGAAGCTAGCCTTTCGGCCTTTGTCCGCGTCGGTCTTGGGGCTTGGTGCTGGCGGCTTCAGGTTGGAGCCGGTAGCCGCGTTGTATTTTGCACGACCCTTGGCGGTGAGTCCTGCACCTTTGGACACAGGCAGCTTTTCGCCTCGTCCGACACTGAGATTTGGTTTCTTGTCTGGCATGATGTTTGGGTGTTGGCGAGCTACCACATTGTCAGCAGGTTGCTCAGTCTCCGTTCGGAAGGTGGAGTCTTTAGTTCTTGGATTGGGTACCAAGCGATCAAGACGATATAGCCACCTCCAAAATTCTTCACATGTCGTCGATGCTAAGATCGGCGGCAGGTTTCTTCGCAGCCGGTTTGGTGGCTGGCGCGGGTGCGCTCTCGGACTCGTCGTCCAGATCAATACCGGCAAACTCGGACTCGGCGTCCACCGGGGCAGCGCCGAAGGGTTCGCCGTCAGCATGGAAGATGACCACACGCAGCTCGGCGTTGATGCGCTTGCCGAACTTGTTGTCCATGGCCCAGAGGCGCACAGAAGCGTGGACGTAGCAACCAGCGTAGGGCTTGCCGTCCTCGGGAGACAGAGGCTCGAACGCCTTGTTGACCACACGAGGTTTGCGGTCCTGCTTGGAACTGGCGGAGAGGAACATGACGTTGTCGCCATAGCCGTCGCTGCCGTCGCGCTCGGAACCGTCGCGAAGGCAAGGTTTGATACCGCCCGGAGGCTTGCCTTTCCACTTTTCTTTCTTGAGGGCGTCGATGCGGGCCTCGACAGCTTTGATGGTTTCAGCGTTGGTCTTCTTGTCGAGGATGAAGTTGGCGCTGTAAAACGGATCGCCGCCTTCGTCGCCAAAAGGGGCAGGTTTGAAGATTTTCGGGTAGGACAGTCTGACGTTTTTCAGCAGAACGATGTTCGGATCGGCGGTGTTGGCTTGGCTCATGTTCGTGGTCTCGGTTTGTGTGTGTGTGTGTTTCTCGGGTCGCCGCGTTGTGCGGTAGAGGCTGAATATCCACAGAGGATTCTGCGGGTCAACCCCAAAAGTTTGTTTCGTCAAAATCTTCGTCGTCGGTCAACTCCACGCCGTAGCGTTCGTCAGACCCAACTTCGCAAGATTCCCCACATCCCACACCGAAATCAAAACGCTCGTCGTAGGGGATGTGGTGCTTGTCTGTAAATTCCTCGAAAGGTTGCTTTGCGGCTTCGAGCAAATCCGACGTGTCGAGGTGGCGTCTGAAAAACAAACGGCGACCATCGGGGGAAGCTGTCGCAGCGGTGACTTTGAAATTGCCAAACTCTTTCTCCATTCGGGCAGGGAACTCCAAGAACTCGGGGTTGTTCTTGGCTACTGTCAGCAACTTGCGGTACGACTTTTTCCAACACCACGTACAGTTGCCTAGATGCTCAGGAATGGTTAGGTCGAATCCTCTGGACCTGACGTGAGCAATCACCTTCTCTTTAGTGTAGCCCAAGTCCACAAGGGGGTATATAAACCCCGCCTCGGCGGCTCTGGCCGACACGCGATGAGCCTCGTCTGCACGGATACCAATAGCCGTTTTGTGAGACTTCCCCCCCCATCCGATTTGACGCAGGTAACTGGTCATCACGTTCTCTTTTAGCCGGGCGGTGCATTGAGGGCTGCCCATGTTTGGGATGCCGTATTTTGCTATGCAGTCACGAAAAGGTCTGCCGTCTCTGCTGGCCGTTTCATAATTCACAACTCTGTGTCGAACGCCTTTCCCCTTCTCCATATCTACCTCCGCTTCAAGCCACACCGTTCCAAACCCTAGACGAGTATCACACTCCCGTACAAAGTCCAAGGTGCTTGGATGCTCCTGTCCAGTGTTGGCAAACAACACCACTATTTGGTGGGTGCTACCAAACTCTTCGAGCACCAACTCCGTCATCACGGAACTGGTACGCCCACCTGAGAAAGATATGGATATGCGGGGCTTCAAGCTGGTAAACACGCGGGAGGAGATTTCCGCTTCCAATTTGCGCAAAGGGTTCACGACTCCTCCCCCAAATCTACTCCAGCGAAGTCGCCGGTCAGGTCGCTCTGATACGTCTTGCGTGGGTCGCTTTCAGGCACGGCCACCGGGGAGCCGGGCGGCTTGATGATCAGGCGTTGAAGCTCGATCATCTTCGCGCCTTTCATCTTGTCGGTGAGTTTCTCGGCCACGGATGGCGTGATCACGTCAGACGGCGGATAAACTTCGTCGTGTGGAAGGTTCAGGCTGAGAAGCAGTTTCCCGGCAGCGACGGGGTCGGTCCAGCGACGGTGTCCACCACGGGATAGCACCAGCTTGACGCCGGGCAGACCTTTGCCGGAGATCAGACGGGCACTGACGAACTTCTCGATCTCTTTGAGCCAGTCCAGCAGCTTGTCGCGATTGATGAAGACCTGCGCCAGCCGTTCGTCGGTGATGGTGGACGCTGCTGGAAGCGCGTTGCCCTCCAGCACCTCCAGCACTTCGCTCTTGAAGTCCTCCAGCATGGCGTTGTTGTAGGTCTCGCAGATGGCGGCTCCACGGCACCACTTGCAGATCTTCGGACCGCATTTGAACACGCCGGGATCTCCGCGCAAGATGGCTGCGGCTTTGGGCGTGATCCGTTCGTCGGTGAACTTTTTGAGTTCGCCCCAGTTGGTTGTCCAGGTGACGTGGTCTTGCTCCAGCCGTGGCTGGAAGATGGTCATCGTGACGGGGTAAGAGTCGGCAGGCAGGTCCATCCAGAACCCGTCGAACATGGACTCGATCAAACTGCGGGCGTAGATCGCCATCTGGAGGTTGTTCTCACTCTCCACTGGATCGTAGCCGTACTTGTAGTCAACGAGGTGAGCGCCGTTCTTGGTGAGCGCGTGGAAGTCCACGGTGCCACGCTCGGACGGGAGGTAGTAGAGTGGCGCTCGGAACTCGGCACCCCAGCGGATGACATCACACTTTGGACCCATCACGTCATGGCAAAACTCGGCGTACGCTTTGCCGTGCCGCAGCATTTCCTTGGTCGCCCACTTTGGCGGCTCTTTGCCGAGAAGCAGATACTCGGCAACTGTGTGGGCCTTGGTGCCTTCCATGGCTGACGGTCCCGGTCTGTCCGGTGGCAGCCGGTGCTCGTTGGCCTTGACGAAAGCCAGGGCAACCGTGCATTCGGTCCAAGTGTGAGCCTTGGACGGGGAGAGGCGAGAGTGTTCGGGAGTGGTGTCGGCCATGGGGACTATTTGTTGAGTTCCGCGATAAGGCAAACCGCGTGGATGGTGGCTTTTTCAGCGATGTCTTCGTAAAAATCATATCCTTCTCCCGTCATGTCCGCATGGTCATGTTTTATCACCAACTGGTGGTTGGCGAGGAGTCCTTGCATCGCCATCGCAGCGAAGTATTCGCGTTTGGTGAGTCCCGCCAGAGACGGGTAATCTTTGTCTGTTTCTGTGGAGAAAGTGGGGGCTTCGGTATGAGTTTCCATAAGTCTGTACCCAAAAAGCCGTCACCCCTCATCGGAGTAACGGCGGATTGTGGTGTGTCGGTCTTAGCCGAGGTCCACTTCTTCAGTCTGTGCGTCAGGGTCGGTGTCCACAGCGCCGATCTTGACGGCGGCGGCGTGGATGTCCGCGTAATGCTCGGGGGCGATCTCGGCCATGGTGTTGTAGCCGAACTTCTTCACGAAGTAGGCTTTGAGCTTGGCCTTACCTTCGTTCGGAAGGGTCTTCACGGTCTCGCGCAGACGTATTTCGGTGATGGCAGGCTGCTCAGGCTGCTCGGGCTGCTCGGGTTCTGGTTCAGGCGCAGGGGCCGGGGCCGGGGCGGCGGCTTTGGTAGCCTTGGCTTTGGCGGGTTTCTCGACGACGGGGGCGGGCGTTTCCGGCTGCGGTGGTGGAGCGCCGAGAGCGCCAGTGGCGAGGTTGTTGATGGCATCGACAAGCGGCTTGACGCAGATGTCGAAGAAGGACTTGAACAGTTCGTTGGTCATGGTGTTTGTGTGGGTGTGTTGTTTTTCATCCTTTCCCGGCAACGTACCGGGAACTGATTGAAAGTCGAAAGGAAGGGATCGGATAAAGCGGTTTAAGGCGTGGTTGTAAAGGCGGAACAACTCGGGTTGCTGCTGGCAGAGGTAGAGGAGTTTGCGCTGGGAGGCGCGGCCACGGTCGTACGGGGCGTCACGCAGCGACTCGAAGCCCCAGTCGTGTGCTTTGAGCAGGGTGATGAAGTCGGTGGTGGGGATCATTCTATGATGCCTTCGATGTTTTCAAAGCCGCCTGAAATAGTGGATATGTCATCCAGAGTCAAAAAACCTTTGGTGTGGAGAACTTCGCACAGACGCCCCACCGCACGGGATGTTCTTTCAGCCTTATCACGAGCCACCTCCAACGCGCCTGCGCCGTAGTCTAAACTGTCGGTGCAGCGGTCAAAGTGGTCAGCAACAGACATGGTGGTGTTTGATTCTGATTTTCATGAGTCCTCACTATTGGATGAAGTCGGCGGTGGAGATCATTTCGTCAGTTGATCTTTCAACGCCTTGACTGCCGCGTTGTAGATGTCGGGAAGGTCTTGCTGCATCATTTTGCTTTTGGCAATCTCAGGAATCACGACCATCATGGCGACGGTGTTGGAAGAGGGAATGAACGCGGAAAACAGCAGAGTAGTTACCGCCACAATCATGCACCGAAACCCGGATTTTCTTATTTTGGGGCGATCTTCGTCATCCAAATCAGGGTAGGTGGAAGCTACATAAGAGACGATGGCAAAAATTGCGCATGCAACACTGAAGACTATGACAGCAGAGCCGAACTTGTCGGTGAGTTGCCAGAGATAGATGGTGAGCGGGGTGATGTTCATAGGTTTTCACTATTGGATGAATTTTCAGACTTGTCCACCAACATTTTCACGGGATCTCTGCCATTGAGGCGATCGGCGCGTGCCCAGACGTACTGCCGCTCACCCGCGATCATGTGCCGACCGGATGGCGAGAACCCAGCGTTGCGCAGGACATGGGTGAGGTATTTGGGGGTGATGTTCTTGACGCCTTCCGCGTCCAACGCGGACCTGAGAGCACCGACAGCCACCGCGTCAGCCTGGATCAGCGGGCACTCGTCGTTTTGCCAGATGCGGTTGAGCACGGCAGTCACGTCGTCGCTGGTGTCGGTGATCATTTCCTGCAAATATGAGGTAGTCGGGGCCGGGCCGGAGGGACGAAACGTGGAGCTGATGACGCGGTTCTCGAACATGTAGCGGTAGCCGCCTGCGTGGGTGGTTAGCGACTCGGCGAACCGGGCGAAATATTCCGGGTCTTTGTCCACGATGGCGCGAATCTGCTCTTTGTGCTGGAGCTTCGACTTCACGACCCACCAGCGGCGTGAATCCTCACCAACCACGATGGCGTCATGGTGGTTGGTGAAGGCCATGTAGTTTGTCCTATTCTGGATGTTCCGCGTGTTTTTGTTTCGCTCATTGACCGGCAGGAAGTCGTTGGTGATCGGCTCTTTGAGCGTGTTCATCAACTCGTGACGGTTCTGCCCGGCCACTCGAAGCTCTTCGATGCACACCACCTGTGAGCCGAAGGCCCAGTCGTTCCACCCTTTTTTGATGGTGTCGGAATTGATCAGACGGGTGTTGTCGAGTCCCAGGATAGCTCGGATGACGCCGAAGAGCAGCGTTTTGCCGCAACCCTCCACCCCCTGGATGAGCAGCGCATGACGCACCTTGCTGCCGGGGAACTGCGCATGGTAGGCGATCCAGTCGAGCAGGTGAGTTCGGTAAGCAGGTTCGGTGATAATGTTGCAAAGTTGCTCGCACAGCACGTCTTCCGCGTAGTCGGCCAGTGCTTTGTCGGCTTCACGGTAGCTGCGACGGTAGAGGTTCACAAAGAGCTTGCCCTCCTCCCGCGTGATGATGTCCTCCGGGGCTGACGGGTTGTAAGTTACGTCGTCAACGGTCTGACATTTGAGATGGTTGAGCAGGTACAGCGACGGCAACACCTTGGGCGTGTTGAGGGTTTGCTCGTTCACGTCTCGACCGATGGCCTGCAACTCGGCAGCCGTGGGGAGCAGTTTGCGGGCAAACACCGAATCGAACGGCACCTTCTTGTACTCCTGCCGGGTGCGGTGCCGCAGGAACGTATCAGTGGCGGCGATGTACACGAAGCCCAACGACCATGGGGGGTGAATCACTTCCGCCGACTCGCTGCGTTTGGCGACGAGACATTCGCGAAGCACCTTCAACTCACGCTTCACGTTCATGAGCGGCAGCGGTTGCTGGTAGTCCTGCCGGGACTTCATCACCAGTGTTTGCAGCAAAGCGCCTTCCTCGACGTGGGAGAGCAGCGGGGCGGCAGCGATGCGCCGCACACCTTCGTTCATCAACTGGACTGCCGACTTGCATTCAAACATGATCCAGTCAGAGACGGTCTTGAAGCTAGACTCCTTGACCTTGTCACTGTTCCACCCACCCTCGACAGCACGTTTGAGCAGCGAGCGGATGGTGACGGGTTTGCGGCCTTGAGCCTGTTCTTGGAACGAGCGCCAGACGGTCGCCGTGTCCTTGTCGCCTTCATACTTGCTGCCCGTGGCGCTCCACGAGTCAAAAAGGGTGTACGCCTCATCGTCCTGCGATCCGCCGAATTGGTGCTTCAGGGCTGCCGCGATTTCCAGCCACTCGGGACGGGAGCAGTCGGCATTGATGAACGTAAGAGCCTCCTCCACCTGGGTAAGGTTCACACCTGCCACCGGGAATTGGAAGAAAGTCAGGAAGTCGTCGATGCTGCCGGAGGACGGCCCGCGACTCGGCTTGCTGCCCGACACGATGCCCGGCAGCGAGTCGAGGTCGGTGGAAATGTCGTCGGGTTTGAACGCACGCCCACCAAAATGCATGACGAGCACGGGATGCTCCAGATCGGGATCTTGATCCGCGAAGACGGTGGGACGAAACATCGGTTGGCACACGATAGCAGACTCCCTCGTCACCTTTGGCAGCCCTAGAAGCTGCCCCACCGTGAGGGCTGCGTCGGGGTACCGCTCAACGGGCACGCTGTCGGCTTCCACGATGACGCGGATGCGTGGGGACGCAGGCGTTGAGCTAATGGTTTGGTAGGCTGCGAAGTTGTATTTACCCAGTGCGTCGATCAGCAGACTCGGCTCTTCCACAAAACGTCTGGCGTCGTCGGCGTCGTCGATGTCTAGGATGATGAGGTGGCAGGGTCGGGCGTGCTCCAGCTTGCGGCCTTCCCACGGCGAAGTACTGAAGGTGCAGGGGACCACATACCCAACGAGTTTTGCTTTAGCTTTTTCGGCTTTGGGCAGTGCATGGTATTCCGCGTGGGTGACGGAGAGCGGCACCGGCAGATCGATAAATTGCTGAGCAAAATCGCGGAAGGTGGAAGCTGGTGACTTGACCAGCGTGTGGCTGCCAACGTGCTTGCCTGTAAAGTAGGAGGGCATGGGGCGGTTATTCTTCGACCCAGAGGTTGAGAGCGTGGAGAAAAGCCTTGGCCTGCTGCTCGGCAGTCGCGGTGGCGCGGTCTGCAACATGATCGACGTGCCCCCCATGTTTCACCAAACCGTCCAGCAACTCGATGTACCTCCAATATGTGTGCCCGTCTGGCAGCTTTTTCACAGCCTCGTGCATAGCGTCGAGACTGTCGAGGTAGTCAGGGATGATCTTGACCACGCCGCCACTACGCCAACCTTTGCGCCGTGTCCTGGCGGCGGAAGGAGTGAAGTACCCACGCTTCCACGCATCAGGGTCGGCAGGGTTGGCGACCTTCAGTACTTCAAGCCCGCACGCCTCGGCAATCGCAATTCGCTGTTTCTCGGGTGTCATAGATTCAAGTCGCTGATGTTGATGTTCAAAGCCTTGGTGAGCTTCTGCAATGTGGACAACTGCGTGTCGCCGACGCTGTTCTCGACGTTCCAAATGGTTCCGACGGCCACGCCGGACTTGTCGGAAAGCTCGGTGATGGTGAGTCCTGCTGACCGGCGCACACGCTGGAGCCGTTCGCCGGGGGTTTCGAGTTTGGGGATCACTTCTTATCCTCCAAAATAAAACGACACGCTGCGTTGAAAATAAACCACATGGCGTACTGTGATGGAGTGGGGACGTGCTGCCGGATGATGTCGCGGAACCCCGGAGTTTGCAGCTTCCGAGGATTCCTCATTTGCCGAAGGCGGAGATACCTCTCTTCCGCCACCTTGGCGGCACGAGTGTAAACCTGGCTGTTGTCGTATGGAACGCTCATGATAGTGCTGCAAACTCCTGCGGGTTTTTGGCAACGGGCAGCTTCCGGTACTCGCTGTCAGACATGTCAACGTACACCCCGATGTAGCCCTGCGCTTTCAACTCTTCCACACGAAGCGCGTCAGTGCCCTTGGGTTCGCCCTCGACACATTCGCAGCCGACGCGGCGAGGCCACATGCCCTTGAGCGGTTTGGGGTGGTTGGTGATCCAGGTCCTGACAGGTCAACCGTTCCTAAGATTCTCGCGAACCTCCACCAAAGTGTAATCCTTTTGCAGGACTCCGTCCTCGAACACTGGGACGAACGCACAGTCGAGCACTTCCTCCCAAGTCGCTTGGTCCTTCAGTTGGTACTGCCCATCGGTTTTGAACACCGCAGTCAACCCTTTGGCCGACTTCTTGGTGCCGTCGTCTGTTTTCGGAGCTTTGAAAATCTCGCGGTCAACTCCGTTGACTCGGGCAAATGTGGCCTTCACTGCAAACCCATCCGTATCGCGGGTGACGTATTGGTAGGTGTAGCTGCCAATGCCAAACACCGCGTTGGTCGAGGCGAAGCCTTTGGACTTCAGACCTTCGCAGATAGCCTCGGCACGTTCGAGAGTGATGCTGTCCCCGTAGATCAGACCAACGTGGGTGTCCAATTGGCGAAACCTTTGCGGAGTGATTGTGCCTCCGAACACCTCCCACAACACCTCAATAGAACCTTTGTACTCGGGGGAGTCTGCGGGCGCGTCTGGATCTCCACACACCACCTTCACCGGGTCTCCTGTGTCGGGACGAAACACCACTTTACCATCGCGGGAGAGGATGTCTTCCTTCAGTTGGACTGTGAACTGGGTCAACACCTGCCAGTAGTCCCACGAGTCCGAAACGATAGAGACGACTCCTGCCGGGTAGATGTCTTTGATCAAGCGACGGAAGGTACCAAGTTCATTGTCCATGCCTCCGGCGCACATAACGCTATGTTCGGTCGCAGGGACGCTGCCACCAACAAGCTCTTTGTCCGAGTCGGCGTTGTAATACTTCTCAAGGAAGTCGATGGCTGGGATGGTGTCTGTCCCAGTGAAGCTGAGAAGGTGTCCCGCCCCCGACATCATGGCTGCCTCCGGCCCAAACATGCCTCGAAACGAGAAGTCGTGACCCTGCCATTGGACGAAGTCTGTGCAACCGACCGTGTCCAAAGCATATCTGTCAAGCAGCAGTCGATACTGCCGGGCTGTCGTAGCAGAAGTACACATCCCCCAAACGCTTGTGGACAGGATCGTTTCAAGGTAGTTGGTCAGCCAGAAAAAGTCTGGCAAAGTGTTCCAGATCACCATGCAAGGTACTCGAATCGGGTACACACTGCCTTCCGGCAAAGACATGATCTTGATCGGCAGGTAGCCGAGATGGTGGAGGGCTTCGATATGCGCCGTTCCGACTTCGTTCGGACCCAAGTAGTTTTTGATACGTCGCTTGAACTCGGCCACAACCTTTTCTTTTGGACGTTGGAAGAAGTTCTCGTTCCACTGGCGTATGAGCACTTCTTTGACGAAGTATTGCAGTCCGAAAAACACCATGTCAGGATTTCCGGCGCGGCGGGTTTTACGGGAGGTCAGGTTGCTGAACACCAGCTCGGTCCCTTCTGGGTATTGGCGGCGGTGGTCCACTTTGTAGCCGTCGATTTGAGTGCAAGGATTTGTGGTCATTGGAAGGAGTAAGGGTCGTTGGTTTTTTCGAGACTCCATCCCGCTCGGATAACCGAGATGAATGTCGCCGCGATAATCAGCAGGTCAGTTAACAGGCTCGTAGGTTTGTTCAAAGATGTCGGGTTTGCAGGCGTACACCTCGCCTTGAACTCCTGTGATGATCCAATCGCCTGGAGTCACTTCGTGTTTGATGGCGGTGTGCTCAAGCGTGTGGATGCCGAAACCTGTGGGGGATGTAATATCTGCCACAACTGAAGGGTGATCCCCTTCTTTGTTGAACCGCGTAGCTTCGATGATGACTGGTCTTTTCCTGAATTTCATAGTCCGAGTTTGATGGTGGTTACTTTGTCTGCGGCGTGATGCCAAAAGCTGTCGGTTGTGATGATCTCGTCAAACTTCTCCTTCAAAGTGTGAAAACCTTTGGAGAAGATGCCGTGCGAAACTATCAGGGTGAGGTGAACTGGTTCAATCTGCTCTGCGATGGCAAGGAACGTGGCTCCACCATCGCAAATGTCGTCGATGATGACGCAGTTGCGTCCAGTGCAAATTTCCGGGTTCTGTACCACGAGGGACACACGCCCGGTCGTGGTGTCGCGGACTTTGTCGCAGAACACTTTTTCCGAAAGGCAGGCGTTCCAATCTTGGTAGTCGGCGGCTTTGCTGACAGCTCCTTTGTCGGGCACGATGAGAACCGCGCCCAACTGGTTGTAGGCTTTGACCAGCCTGCTGTTGTTGTGAGATCGCGAGTTGTGAATCAAAGATGTGGCAACGCTGCTGTGAACATCGAACAGGTTGACCGATAAGAAACCACAGGAGTTGATGCACTGCGCCACCACCTCAAGGTCAAAACTGTCGCCAGTATTGATGATGCGGTCGTACCGAGCACCCATCAGGTAGGGTACCACAAGTTCGCGGGGTGTCGCTTGTGTGTGTCGCACTGCATTGACCACGAGCATCAACTGAACTAGTTCGAGGGGACTTCGGATTGGACAAACAACCCGCACGTCGTCTCCCGGCTGAATGTCATTCACTGTGACGTGAGGCTGGTTGTCCGGGAAAAGGAGAGTTTTTACACGCTCTCCGGTGATCAGGTTGATGGTCTTCATGGTGTGTTTGAATTTCACTATACTGAAACGGTGCGGACAGATTGTCAACCCCAAAAGTCGTCAGATTCTTCGACTGGCATGGCCTTCCGACTCTCCTCGTCAATCTCCGCCTGCTCGGCGGCAGTGTAAGGCCACGCAGACGTTTCCCGTTTTGCCTGCCGCTTCGGAAAATACGCGTACATCGTGTGCCGCGCATTGTTGACCCGGTTGGCGAGGCACACGTCCACGAAGGCGACCGAGTGTACGGCTGTCACCTCCTCCACGAACTTCATGGTCTGTTCCAACGGGACGATCAGGGTCGGTATGCTGTCCTCCAGGATGTCCTCGGCGTAGTCGGTCAACGTGCCAAGCTGCGACACTTTGCGGGCGGCGGCAGCCTCGTCGAGGTAGAGAGAAAAACCGTTGCTCTCGTGGAGCATGCGCAGGGTAGCGCGGGGGGCGGCGGCTCGCATGGCGGCGAGCTTGTCGGTGAATATGGATTTGAAAAAGGTCATGCGAGTATTCGTTTAGGAGTGGAAAGTTTTTTGCGTAGCGAGCGGAACAAGTGATCCCACCCACATTCAACGGTCTTGCCTTGAGCGATGACCTGGATGCCATTCATGCGCGTCCCCTGCTTGATTGCCCACCGCCTCATCCTCCCGTCTGCCGCATGCCATTGCAGCACGCCCAGCAGTTCACCGGCTGTATCCGGCAGGTCCACTTGAGCGTTTGATCTTGGGTCAACCCCAGAACTCTTTATCGTCTGAGGTGGCATCGGCTTGCTTGAGCTTCTCGCGCAGTAGGCGCATGCGGTGGGCCATCCACTGAGGATGTGCCTTTTGCTTCTTGGCGTTCCACGCGGCGGTCTTGGTCAGGTCGATCTTGCTGTCAAGGATGTGTGGTTTGCTGCCGCTTCCCGGTTTGCGCGGAGCCTTGGGCTTGCCTTTCTCGGCGCGATGGCGCAGCACGGTATTGGGGTGGCAACCGACGATATTGGCAATCTCTTCGTTGCGCATGGTTTTCCATGAGATGGTCTTCGGGTACTTGATGGGGTCAGACATATGACCGACAGGCTAGGTTAAACTTTAGCCGTTTGCAAGAGGGATTCCAGCGGCCATCGGGCGAGGAGTTTCTGGATTGGCTCGCATACAAACTCTGGGCAGCCGATCTTCTCCATTCGTTCGTGCAGGCTGAGTAACTCGGCGATCAGAATCCGCGTGCTCTCCCATCCTGCTTCGGCGTTTCCGGCGCAGGCGGCGATGTAGGCGGCGTTTGCATCGGAGTTGTCCATGCAATCGCAAATGAAATCTGCATCACTCCAGACCTCATTTGTGATTGTGCCTTCTTGCTGCCACCTCCCCGGCGTCCGTTTCGCGGCAATTTCGAGGAGATGGGCGAGGTGCGCGTCGATCTTGCGCAGGTGGTCGAGTTGGGCGGTGGTCATGGTGTTGGCTCTCCAATCCGGCATTCAGCCGTGTAAAGGTGTTCAAGGGACTCGAAGCGTGGGAGCGTTTCGCAGGGTGTAGCAAATGCGCTGTCCACACTCAGTACGCGGTTGTTTGGGACTGCTGCAAACCAGCCTGCCTCGACCTGGAGAACGTGGAGCTGTTTGTGCTGCTCGAAGTCGTTCGCCAGTGCGTTGCCTTCGAAATCCAATGTGAAGAGGTAGCGGGCGGCAAGGCGTTCGGGGTGTCCTTCGATCTGGCGCACGTTGAGCAGTTCAGCGTTGCCCCGCTTCCACAGGGCGAACTCGTGGACGCAGAAGGTCGAGGAGAACGTATCCCAAGGCTGGATCAATTCGGTGTCTGGCAGAGGGCACGGTTTCCAGCAGAGCGCCTGGATTGGTAAACAGAACATCGCTCCAGCCATTTCCGGCTCATCGAACCTCACTTGGAACTGGAGGCTGGCTGCTTCCTGGCAACGTATCCCCAGGATGTGGGCCTGAAGGTACTCGCCTTTCCGGCTTTGATGGTTCTGCGTGAACTCGGCGCGGACTAAGCAGCGGACGATTGAGGGCGTGTCGGAGAGAATGAAGGGCATGGCGTTGGGCTTCGGTGGTCACTTGATGAAGGGTTGGAGTTTGGTGAGGGCTGCCTGCATCTGTGCCAACACGTCAAGCGTGTCGTCACGAGTACCCCGAACGAAGATTTGGAGTTTTATGGCGTTGCTTGCCTCTTTGATCGCCTCGCGCATCTTGGACAGTTCAGAAGGCTCGTGGTCTCGCAGAAACTTGTCCGTTTCGTCTTGGGCGTTCACCTCGTCGTCGCGTATTTCCAGAAGGAGTTCGCGGGCATCGTCTTTCCATCTGGCGAGGTCGTCGCGCTCACGTTCCAGTTTTTCCATTTTTTCGCGCAATTCAAAGCTCCATGCTCCTTTGGAGGCCATAATCGCGGCCTGAGTTTCTGGTGTTGGTCTTGTGTCGCTCATGATTTCTTGGTGCTGAGTTGTTTCTTCCGCTCGGACTCGCTCCACTGCGCCATCCACATGAAGCACACGTCACGCGGATCTTTGCGCTTGAACGAATTGCGAAAGCCTGGGTTGGTTTTCCAATGGTGGCGCAGGCGGACGCAGAGCCGGGTCTGTTCGTCGCGGTCACGGGTTGCCCGACTGGCGATGACTTCCGGCACCAGATCGGGCAGGGCTTTGTCGATGTCAGGGTTGAGGTACTTGGATTTGGTTTTCATGGCGCGGGGTTTTTAGGCGTTCGGGTATAGCAGCGAGCTGCTGCCGTTTTGCTCGTACTCGCGGGTTTCCGGGTTGCGCCAGAAATAAAGCCACATCCCGCCCTTGCGAATGGCGGTCTCTCCGCTGGCGAGCGTTTTGTACGCGGTAACTCCGAACTTTTGCAGTATGTCTTCAACAGTTTTCATGGGCGTGGGGTTTTAAGGGTGAATTTTCATCGTGTCAAGCTGGTATGTGAAAGTCATTTCACAAACCGTGCATCCGTGCAAGGCTCGGTCAGGTTGGTCGTTTGGTTGCGTTTGAGGGTGGCGAGCTTGAGCCGCCAGTGCTGGCGTTTGTCGGTCACACGGTCAGCCGGGCGGACGAGTCGCGGGGTTTTGGGTTTCATGGTGTCGTCAGGTTGAGAATGCGTTGAGTGATGCACGAGGCCAAGCCTCGCGCCTCCATCTCGGTTTTGCGGTTGCCTTGCCCGTCGAAATTCCATTTTCCATTGTGCGGGTTGCAGTCCACTTGCGTCCGGGCTTTGGTTGGGTCTGCAAATCGACCCATGACGGACAAGAAACGCAGCGTGTCCCGGCCAGTGCCGAACGCCTTCTGCGCGTGGCAGGTGTAAGGCCCGACCATGGTTTGCACGGTGTACTCTTCCTCGCCGTATGGGTTGGCAACGGGAGCGATGCCACGGGCGGCGAAGTCTTGCCTGATCTGGTCAAGAAAAGCCTCGTGGACTGCTTTGGTGTTGGTCTTCATGGGGTTTAGAGAGGCAGTCCGTTGGAATCGCATTCGCGCACGTCGAGAAGTGTTGAGCCGGGGCGGTCCCAGGCTCGCCAGACATGCGCGGCGGAGACGCCGGGCAGGGTGATGGTGTAGCGGTTGGTTTCGATGCGGTAGGTGATGAGGAAACGGGCTTTCATGGGCGCGGGGTTTTTAGAAGGAGTACCCGGCTTTGATGAGCGCGGCCTTGGCGGCGTGCATTGCGTAATGGACTTTGGTGTTGCCTGTTCCTGACTCAGGGTGCCCAGCAAGCATGTTTTCAATCTCTTCCAATGCTTTCGCCATGTCGGGGGCGGCGGCGATGAATTGAATGTTGGGCTTGTACGTCGGCAACAAATTGCCCTGCACGCGGCAGATGACCATGGCAGACTTCCCTCGTGGGGAGTCTTCGACGGTGCCTGCGATTATGGATCCGGGAAACTCGTGTGCGACGTTCCATTCTCCAGAGGTGATGTTTGGTCTTTTCATGGGCGTAGAGGTTTTAGGCGACGGTGTGTCTCGTTTGTTCAAGGCTGCGCACGAATGTGTTTTTGTCCGCACGTCGGCGGAAGGTCTGGAGATCGAAAAAGGGGCTGCCGTCTTTGTGGAATTTGGTGCCTCCGTGGAAGGAAACGGAATGCCGGGTTTTGCCGATGGGCGGGTTGTCTCGAAAAGTTTTCATGGGCGCGGGGTTTTAAGGGTGAATTTTCATCGTGTCAAGCGCACAATCCAAAACTCGGCGGCCCCTGGCTATGGGGCGGGCGGGTTCTGGCTTGCGGGCTTTAGCTGCGGACGTAGTAGCTTTCACCTTGGTACTCGACCGTGGAGTAGTCCTGTTGCAGTTGCTCGGCGGCTTCAGTCCAGTCGATGCAGGTGAAAGGCCATGTGGCCTCGCGAACTGCTTTCCCGTGGATGACCTCGGCCATCTCGCGGGCGTAATCCTCGAAATCACTTTCGGGGATCATCGTCTCACCGTGCATGAACTCGCTGATCTCGTTTTCGAGGGTTTCGAGTTCGTCCAGCTCGGCTTTCTCGTCGTCGCTGAAGTCGGACTCGGCGATTTCAAGATTGCTCTCTGCGTCTGTCACTCCTTCGCTGGCAATCTCCAGCGCGGCCTCGCTCGCCTCATCTTCGGGGGTTTCCTCCAATGCTGCCAGCTCGCCTTTCTTTCCCTCCAGTTCCTCGCGTGCCGTGGTGACGGCATCGCGGAGTTCTTCGAGTTTGCATTTACGCTTGTACAGGTCGCGGGTGTATAGTGTTTTCATATTGTCTTGGTCGTTTGGTTTGTTGCGTCACTCTGCATTTGTCCGGGCTTGTGACCGGCGCACCGTTGCGGCTGCATTAACGCCCGAGGGCGGTTTTTAGTTGATCTCCTGCAACTGCTCAAGCTCGGCCCCGGTGAAGAAGGCGCGCAGCCGTTTGGCGAAGGCCGAACAGCGGCGGAACGTCTGGAGTGATTTGATGCTGTCCGACTCGTACCCGTATTCCGCGCAGAAGTCCGCGAAGGTTTCCGGCGTGTACGCATCGCCCGAGATGCAGGCGAGCACAGAATACGCGGAGACGGTTTGAATGCCTTTCTCCGCGTCTGCGATGCTTGACCAGAAGTCGAAGGTCAGGCGGTTTGAAGCGCAGACGTTGCCGGTATGTTCTGGAGTGCCTGCTTTGCCCTTGCTAAGCGTCACACGGTAGTGATGGCCGTGCTTGCCGTTGTCTCCCCACGCTGGCGCTTTGGTGTCGCTCAGCGTGGCGCGGAACTTGATCTCGTTGGAGGTCAAGAACTGCTCCGCTTGGGTGTCGTATTCGTTTGGTGTCGTTTTCATATGTTTTGCTTTTGACGTTTTGCGGGTGTCTCCCCCGTTGGTTTCTCTGTCTGCCAGCGTCCACCGCTGGAAATTGATTGCGCGGGTATATAGTTTAAATGCTCACAGTGTCAATCACTTCAAGGCAAAAGTTCATTGCCAGCAGGCGCGACTTTTTCAGATTGTCTGGCCCGGCTTCGATGTACGCCGCGAGTTCTTCGGGCGTGCCTTGGAAGCAGCCGCAGAAAAACCTCTTGGCTTCTCCAATGGTTGCCAGCGTGAGCATTCGCCCGCACTCGCCGTGCCCGGTGAAAGCGACTTGCGCGAATTGCAAACCCCGGTTTTCGGAGAGGTTCGCGCCGGAGAGGTTCGCGCTGCGGAGGTTCGCGCTGCGGAGGTTCGCGCCGCAGAGGTTCGCGCTGCGGAGGTTCGCGCCGTAGAGGTTCGCGCCGCAGAGGTTCGCGCCGTAGAGGTTCGCGCCGTAGAGGTTCGCGCCGTAGAGGTTCGCGCCGGAGAGGTTCGCGCTGCGGAGGTCCGCGCCGTAGAGGTTCGCGCCGGAGAGGTTCGCGCTGCGGAGGTACGCGCCGTAGAGGTTCGCGCCGGAGAGGTTCGCGCTGCGGAGGTCCGCGCCGTAGAGGTTCGCGCCGCAGAGGTTCGCGCGTTTTCCGGCGAGGTCATTTACCAACCAAAGGGAATGTAAACGCAGGGTTTCTTTGATTTGTTCGGTGTTCATGGTGTCGAATATATATATATATATATATAGGTTAAAAATTCACAGTGTCAAGCCGGGAATGCGATTTTGATCCAGACAAACCCCGCCACCATGGCGAGCGCGAGACACGCGGCCCATGTGCGCAACGCCTTTGCCCTGCGTCTGCGGGTTGCTACTTGGGCGTAATGGTGGCGGAGTTTGTGAGGATCTGCGTTCATGGCGGTGGTTGCTGGTTTTTGGCGGGGTGGGTTTTTAGGGGAACTCGTATCCGGCTTTGGCGAGTGCGTCTCTTGCTGTTTGCGTGTCGTATTCCATCCGTCCAGCTTCTCGCTGGTGGTCGTTTGCGCATTCCAGCAGGCTTAAAGCTGCTCCCAATGCCGCCAGCAAGTCGGGGAGCGCGGCGATTGCCTGCGCATCCGCGTTCAAAATGCGCGTGTCGCGTGAACTATCGACAAGGCAAATGCTGGCCCCGCCGTTTTCCCATGAGCGGGATATGCCTATTTCCTGCTCTCCGTTTGCGGCGTTGGATTCTTTGCGCCACGGCCCCGGCGTGATGTTTGGTTTCTTCATGGTGTTTCTGGTTTGTTGTTTCGCGGCTTTGTAGCTCACGCATGGCGGCACCCTCGCGGATGCCGTCAAGCGCGGTCTAGGCGGTTTGCAGTTCCTTTTTCTGACTGATCTTCCGCGCCACGTTGAGCGCGAGCATGGCGGCGGATGGGTTGCCCGTGCGGATGAGTTGCGGCAGTGTGGCAGAGTCGGCGATGCCATGCGCCGCTTGGAATGCGGCAATGCCGGGCGAGCAATAGCCGAGTCGGCGGGCATCTTCGATGGTTGCCACGGCGGAGCCACAGAGCCGGGCAATCAGTCGTGCCCGGCGCTCCACCTTGCCAGCGGCACGGGCGAGTTTTTGCTCGCGCGCGTGTATAGCCAGCTTGCGGGCAAACCCAGCCTGCGCATCCGCTGCCGATTTGGTGGAGTGATAGCAGAGCGCCGCGTTGCCCACGATCCAGCCTTTTTGGCTCACTATCTGCTTGCCGCTGGTTTTCACCCACACGGCGGAGCTGTCCGCGTACAGGGCAATCAGGTGCAAACCTTCGCGGGCGGAGCACTGGCGCAGGGCTTCCGACTCAACCAAAAGGATAGATCCTTCTGGCGTGAGTTTGACCGTGTGGCTTGCGTCCGTTTTGCTGTACTTGCATTGACGGCTGTACTGATCCCCTTTGTCCGTGTTGGTGAACGCGCACGGCTCGACCCCCCAGGATGCGCGGTAAGTCGTGTGTCCGCTGTAGTCTCCGCCCATCTGCGCGGCTTTTTTGCCGATTTCCAGCGCGATACGGGCAGCAGTTTCCGCCGTCTCGCGCCGGGCTTTTGGGAGCGCGGTAAAGGTGGCGGCGGCTTTTTCACTCTCAACCTTGCAACGGCGAGCCGCTGAAAGGGTGCACGGGTTAATCAGCGCAGGCACTATTGTCCCGGTGATGATTTGGTCGAGTTCCCGTTGCGCCGTTTGACGGGCGGCAACGGCTTTATCCTCGGTATTCTTGACAGCGAGCAACTTTTTAAGGTCGAGCACTTTCGTTTCGGTTTTCATATCGTGTTTTCTGGTTTGTTGTTTCGTGCGCTTTGTAGCTCACGCTTGCGCCCTCCCTTTTGCAGGGAGGACGCGGGCGCGGTCTAGTAGATTTTTCCATCTGCGGTGAACTCGTACGCGTTTGCGATGATGTTCTCTGCCACGTTATCGTCGGCGTGGTAATCCTCGTACGCGGCTTCAAGCTGGCGGTAGATCCACCGCATGAAGTCCTTCGCCGTTTCCGTGATTTCCTTTTCCGCTGCTTCCCATTGATCCGAGGTGGATTTACCTTCCCCGTTGTCTTCATACTCGCCAAGACTGACGGAAAAGTCCGTACAATTCTCGTGCGAGTAGCGGCCGCAATGCTTGACGGTGAATGAGCTTTCCGGCCATGCTTTCGCAAACTTGGCAAACTCTGCGGCAATGCGCTTGATTTGCGTTGTTGCTTCGCTTTCGCCCCATCCATCTGCCACAAGCTCCGCTTTGACACTGGCAGCTTTCCAGCTTCCTTCAAAACATGCGCCGTCGCCTTGACTCCAGAAGCCGGAAAAATAGACGTTACTTATTTCCAGCCCCATTGCTTTTCCTTGCTCTTTCGCAAACGTGCATTCACTCCAAAAGGAGTCCCCATCTAGGCGACTCGATTCCTTCCACCAGTCGCGGGCTTTTGCTTTTGCCGTGTCTGTCAGTTCCTCGTATTTGAATATCTGGATTTCCTTGGTTCTCATATGTGCGCTTTCTCTGTTTTTGGTTCGTTGTTTCGCGGGCTTTGTAGCTCACGCTTGCGCCCTCCCCTTTTGCAGGGAGGACGCGGGCGCGGTCTAGTTGGATTCCGCCACTTGCGCGGCGTAGGTTTTAGCAGATTCGGCTTCGCAGTGCTTGATGGCTGCAATGATCTGGTTAGAGATGTCCAACTCTGTCGTTTGCTGACCTAGCTCTTCCAATGCTTCAACGGTCATTTGATTCTCGTATCCGCTGATTTCTGGATTGCTTTCCTCTGGCACGTCGCCAGCCTTTTCCCAGGTTCCGCCAAGGTACGCGTTACCTTCGATCTCGTCACCGTTGACGATTGCCACGGCTCGCACGTTGCTTTGCCACGCCTGCCAGTCGTCGGGGTTTTCATCTTCCATGCCATCGCAATACTTGCGGATGTCGGAATGATCGTTGTCGTGCTCCCAGATTGTGTGAATCGAGATTGATGGCGCAATCTGGGCAAGGGCTTTTTGCAGTTCGGTTTTCATATTGTGTGCTTTCTGTGTTTCTGGTTTGCTGTGGGCGTTCGCCGCCCGAAAGGTTGCCGGTTTGAGGAGAGCCGGGTTCCATGGGTTTTCAGTGGCACCATTCGAACAGCACTGCCGCGAAAAAGCAGGCGAAGATGATCGTAATGGCGAATTGAATGAAGGCGTGAGGCTCTTGAGGGTCGAGGGGGTTCATGTGAAAGTATATAGTCTAAATGTTAACAGTGCAAGTCTTTTCTGCTATTGTGCGGCTTCCACCCACCATGGGCGGAGCTTGGCCAGTTTTTTGTCCTCGTGCGTTTTGCGCTCTTGCGCCTCCCGGCGCTCCCGCTCAACGCGGAGCTTGTCAAGAGTCGCCAAGAGGCGTTCCAGTTTATCGGGCTGAACGGGAGCGGGTTTCATGGGGCGCGGGGTTTTTAGATGTTCAAACCTTGGATCTTTTCGGCGCTCACGTAGAGAGCTTGTGACGCCTTTTTCCAAGGTTTCGCGGTCGCTTTGTCCTGCCATGCCGTTTCGATGTGTTCCACCTTTTCCAATGCCATGAGGTGAAGCGCCATCACCACGTCAAACAGGTTTGAAGCGTCCGTCAGTTTTTCGATTCGGTGATGCATATCGTTTTACGGGTTGAGGTTGCTTTAACGGACGAACCTTAACAGTGCTTTCTGAGGATGTCAACGGCCAGAAGTATATATTTTGTATGTAATCATAGTTAAAGTGTAATTTACCCTGTCTGGCTAGTTAATCTGTACTCCCTTTCCTAGTACAGGAATATTTAAGGTTATAATGAGGATAAAAATCGAAGAAAAAGAGAAAGGGAAAAGGGCTTTTAGGGCACGAGTCACAAGTCACGAGGCGAAAGAGTTGACGAATGAGGATAACCCTCATAGTATAGAAATCCTATGATTCCGCTTCAACTGACTCTGAAAATCTACCATTCTAACCGTGTCCGGCTGGATATGGTCAAACTGCCCATTCCGACAAACCTGACCCGTTGGATAAACGAGGCTGTCACTAGGCGTTTGGACAGTGAACACCCTGAAACCATTGGAGCGGTGGAAGTTTTGCCGCCCGAACCTGAAAAGCCTATCAACCCTATGGAGTTGTGGGAGAAAGCGAAGCAGGCTCCAAAGCCGTTGGACTTTCTCGGGCCGTACAGAATCAAATATGGGCAAGATCCCGCTTTTCTGGCGCTCGCTGAAGGCCAGCGGCGTGAGTTGAAGAAAAAGGGCATCATCCTTGGACTGGAAGACCTTTTGGAGATTGTGGCGAAAAAGAACGGCATGGAATTGAGCGAAGACGAAAAGGTTTCCTTCATGGCCGAGCATCGCCAGAAACAATTGGAGGTTGCGGCGGAATCAAAACTGGAAAGTTTCAACGAAATCCCGGAAGACGTGAGAGGACATCCCCGGAAGTACGCGGAATGGGATGCAAAGCGGCAGGCTCATCTTGCAGCGGTGGAAACCGATTTCTGGGGGGCTGCTGTATGATCCTGAAGAAAATACTTTTGACTTATTATCCGGTGACTCGTGCGCGGCTGGAACTTGCTCGTATCCCGCTTGGGATGTCCATCACGCGCTGGATTAACTCGGCTATTTGTGAGAAGCTGGACCGTGAACAGCCAGAAACGATTTTGGAGGTTGCGCCGGTTGAAGCTTCGCCCGTTGTCGCTCCTGATACCGATTTTTGGGGTGAGGATGAAGCCGACAAGGTTCGGGCGCTCGTCAAACGTCACACACGGTAAAAGCTGGCGATAGCACATTGGAGGGGCGGCATGTTTTCGGACGTGCCGCCCTTTCTCGTGCCCTTGACTGGGGGGCGGGAGGATGGCAAGGTGACGGCATGGCAAATCATCAAGTGACGGAGTATTGGCCGGAGATAAGGCGATTGGCGGAACTCGGCGTCCCGCTCGCCGACTTGGCGGAAAAATTCAAGGTCAACGCCAAGACCATATACAACCGATGCGCTTCCGAGGATTGGTTGATCCCGAAACGGTTAAAGGCGAAACTAGATCGGGTAAGTAGGGAATCCGGTTTTGACCCGCTTTTGGGGGGAAAATCCCCCTCTGAGTTTTCGCGTTCCCTCTTGGTTGAGACGTGGCAGGAGAAGGCGGAACACGTTCGTACCGTGGCTTATGAGGCAGCGATTCAAGCGATTGAGTCCAGTTCCGGCAACATCGTAATCGAATCGGCCAGTGACCTGAAACATGCGGTTCACGTCGCCCGGCAAGCCACTGGCATTCTTGACGCAGACACGCCCCAAATTCAACTGAGCCTGTTTGCAAATCAGGACATCAGCGGGCCTGCAATTATGGAGGCTCAAACGTATGAGGCCGAGACGTTACAGCCAGTGCAAGAGGATGCGGATTTTTGGGGATAAGTATGGAGATTCAGCGGAGAATGCAGGGTTTAGGGGTGCATCCTCCTTTCCATTACAGTCATTAAATGTAGCTAATACATTGTAGATACACGGGAAGGAAACACTGCGGACACGCAGACAAGGAGGCACCGGGCTAAGTACCTAGCAGGCGGAGCACGAGAGCAGGGGGTGAGCGGTGCCTCCTTGTCTGTGCTGCGGGGTGAAGGGTCACGCGGGTCCGGTGTGACCATTGAGCGCGAACCTCTCTTCACGTACTTAGCTCCGTACCAGTTTTGCTCTTGAAACCCAACCTTACACCACCCCCTCTACCGCTCACCTCGGCACCCCTACCCCCTTCAAAGTTCAAACCCAAATTTTTCACAGCATCCGAGAATCCCATCTTTACATTACCTGAGAGTCTGCTATATCGCCTCCATGAAAATCGACTTCACACCGTTCCCCCAGCAGAGGCAGAAGAAGGAAAACCGTCCCAAGGCCAAGGAGCGCAGGCCCAGCAGGACCACGTTCATCGACCTCACCGGCAAACGCTTTGGCCGGTGGACTGTTCTCCACGAGTCGCCGAAACCCAGGAAAGGCCAGACACGCTGGCATTGCCTCTGTGACTGCGGCAAGGAGAAGCCCGCTGTCCTCTATGGCGGACTCGTCAGCGGCGCGTCAAAGTCATGCGGCTGTCTCCGCATGGAGGGTCTGGTGAAGCCCACCCACCAAGTCCACGGCCAGCGCAACCCCACCTACCGCATTTGGCAGGGCATGCGGACACGCTGCTACAACCCGCTGCACCCGTCCTACCGCAACCACGGTGAGCGGGGGATCACCATCTGCCCGCAGTGGCAGGATGATTTCGACCAGTTCCTCAAAGACATGGGGCCGCGCCCCGAAGGGTTGTCCATCGAACGCATCGACAATGAGGGGAACTACACGCCCGAGAACTGCAAGTGGGGCACCCGCTGTGAGCGGGCAGGCAACA